TAGGATCGTGCCAGTGTATGCATCCCCTGCATTGCAATAGTAAACATGCTCACGGTTGCGTTTATGCCATCCGAGATATTCAACGCCGCAGGTTTTCAGGATGGCGTCTATTTGCGCTCGTGCTTCCTTCCTGTCGGCCACAGTGCGCCACACTTGACGGATTGCCCGAGCATCATCGGCTGTAACGTCTTTGATTGACATGAGAGCTTTGACACTGGCGCATTTGCGATCGGACAGGGAATAACCTGATTTAGACATGTGATCCTCAGCTGTAATAGGTTGCGCAAATGACATATTCAGAATCATCATCGTCGAATTTAATCAGGACACCAGAAAAGAAACTATCCGAATGGTAGCCATTGAATTTTTCCCATTGTGGGCGCTGGCAGTGTGGCGCGATGCTGCGATCGATCCTTATGAATTCATGAAGATCATAGGTCCAGCCTTTGTATCGAACAAAGGAAGCATCGGACTGCTTTTCTTCATCGTCGAGATAATCGAATTCCTTGCGTTCCTTATCCGTTAGGTCCCACCAATAGATAGTCTCGCGAGCTTGCCAATTACATTTGATCTTCAGAGTGTCGGACATGGTTTATTCCCCCACGTAGTAAAACACTTCGTCACCCGATGCATAGATGCGTGAGCTTATCTGTCCACGCTCGCTAAGCTTTTCGTATGCGTTCCAATCGGGATTGGTAGTGTTTAGGTCTGCTTCCCTGATATCCCCTGCAACCATCTGAATAAACAGTGCGTTTAAATCCTTGTCGGACATGTTAGCTATCTCCTCTGTGTCCCAAGCTCCAAACCCTTTGATATAGCGCCTGAACTCCTCACGTTGATCCTCCGTGGCAATCATCAGATAGTCGTCGCTATCGTCCAATGCTGCATTCCACGTATCGGCAGCTGCGTTATCTCCTATCTCGGCGCGACTGGCTGAATAATCCATAGGGGTAGCATTGCGAAAGAAAAGCGTAATGTTAATTTCCATGATGGTTAGGTCCTTTCCTTCCTGTCCTGCAAATAGTCGTGAACCTTAAACAGGCGCCCAATATCCTTTGTAGCGTTTTCAATCCATTGATCAAATAACCCGTTTCCCCTATAGCCTTCCATTAGGGACAATTCGTTATCTTCAGTAAATCGTCCGTAGCTTTCCTGTCGTGCATACGCTTCAATCAGGGTTCCATATTGGTTATGGTCCCATTCATTGAATGGACCCCAGTCGTTCACGTCAGGCGAATAGGAGGAAATAAACCCGCTACGCGAAGTAAAGCGCTCCTCTGCCAATTGAGCAAGATCGCCTTTGCTTGTCGCTTTACGAATGGCGCGAAGGTCTTTCAATGTGACGAAAGCAAATATGCGATCGGTCGTAAAATTGTATTCCCGTGGAAAAACGAGCGTTTCGAATTTCATGCTCGGGATTTTGAAATACTGCGCGAAGCTATCTGCATAGGCTTTAGCGTATTCGAGATGCACCTTGCCAAAATCGCAAGCATCAAACAATCGGGATTGCAACCCTTGATTAGAATCGTCGCCTGTCTGCCTGTCGGAAAACATGCGCTCGATTGTTTGATCAATTTCATCATCATGATATGAATTATAAAAACCCGAGAATGGAATAGTCGTGCTTCGCATTTGTGGCTTTGTCATTACATATTCCCGTATGTCGCGAGCTTTTCGCGATTGTCCCGGATGCTTTCGACAAGCTCCGTTATTTCGTCCCTGACGTATTCCATGCAAGCCTTGTGGCGCAGTGCGATGCATTCCCGTAGGCGCGTAAGCTCCCCTTCAATGGTTGATTCAAGCTCGCACATTTCATGAAATTTGACATCGTAGGATTGTTGATCCTCTGCAAACACGCGTGCATGTTCATCGGCCATGTGTGCAGCATCATTTTCATCGTCGAATATCTCGGGGAAATAGACCCTTTCGTCGTTGGCTGTCCACCTATAACCCGCAATGATCCGACCATGGGTCAATCGCGCAATGATGCCTATTGCCGTTTCGTCACAGTCAACGTCTGAATACCATCCCTTATGCCTAGAGCGCTCCAGCACATCATGGCAATCTTTTTCCCCTCTGAATTGTTCCCCATGGTAACTGGCCCAAATGGGTTTATTCCGGTTTGATCCTTCGTCCAATCCGGTATGGCTTTTCAACGTGGCAAACCTGACATTGCGCCATGTCATAGGACGGACCCATTTAGGCAGCATAGCTTCCTGCTTAAACATGGCTAGGCGAGCTTTTGCACCGATCTTCAGCTGTGGATAGGTAGTGGGCATGTCTTAAGCTCCTACGGTCGTTTGAATGCGTGCATACGGGTCAATCTCAATCGACCCGAGATGATGAAACGTATCGCTAATGAAGTCTTTAATCTGGCGCTTGTCGCGACCCGTAACCCTGATTGAATAATCCGAGATGAGCGACGCAGTAATAATTACTTGATGCTCCGTCCAGCCACAGTAAAACCCGTTGTCATCCATATGATGAAAATCGGCATTGAATACGAGCTTATCGACAGTCGATTTATCCATGTCGAGCTTGGTGCCAGAATCAAACCCGGACCCGCTAGGCGCATGAGCTTTCATCAGAGCTTGAATGCTGTCCCTATGATGCTCTGCCATGTCGCGCCAATGCTTAGAGCTTGCATCGGGATGCTCGCATGTATTGGCCTTGTCCTGACAATTGACCATGGCTTGCAACAATTGAGCAATGGCTGAATAGAATTTGACTTGCATGTTATTTCGCTCCGATGATGAACGTGCGATTGTCGGCAGTGAATTGCAATCCACCATAAAGACCCACATATAGAAAATCCGACAATGGCAGATCGCCTACGATTTTCGCCAATCGTTTCTTTTGAGCTTCCTTGCGTTTTTCGTACATATCTGCACCATCGTTCCAAATGCGCGATTGATAGGCGTTAGCTTGCTCCGTCGTCATTTTGCGCATTTGCGCATCCTCATATTCCCCCTTGTATCCATTGCAGTGCCACACTTCATTGGCCATGATGCTATTGGCTAGGCTATTGAGCTTGATTGCGGTATCAGCTGCCGTAAAGGCGCTAATTTTCTTTTGCCCGTAGTGCGAAGCGAGTAAGGCTGACAACATGGAAACACTTTGATTTTTGGTCATTTGGAGAAACCTATAGGGATTGAAGGATTGACTAACAGGGAAACGAATTTATCTAGCTGCGATCGGAAATGACATTGCGACCCGTAACGCGGGCGATATGCTTTGTCGTCTCGTGCAGGTTATAGGACGTGAACACAATTCCCCCGTATTTGGCGCTAACGTCGCCAGTGCGCTCTTCCTCTGTATTCAACCAAAAATAGGCGCAGACATAGCGCGGGTTTCCATTTACATCATTGTTGATATGGGTCCAGTCAATCACGTCAGGAGATTTACGAGATTTACGAGCTTTACGAGCTTCCCCCTGCGCGATAATGGCATTGGCAAAGGATGCGTTCTTTAGGATGGCCATGGCTATAGGTCCTTTCAAAGCCCAAGGAAACGGGCCAGAAAGCCACGGGAATGGGTCGCAGGACCCGCGAGCAAGCTCGACAAGCTCGGGCCTTGATTGCGCTTCGCTTGCGCTAGCTGGACCCGTGCGAGCGATCGGGCTTTGTCGGCGTTGCGCTCGGATTGACGTTCAATGTATTCCGTCCATTCGAGTGCCACATGTGCACGTTGATTCTGGCGACTAAGGATCATTTCAAAAGCTCCGATGGTGGATTAAAGGATTGACGATATGCAGTGCATATCCGATTGCCAACGATCTATTGGCAATCAGCTAAGCGCTACTTACAAATATGTTGAAACAGTCGCCCTGCGCTCATTTCGGCGCCACATGACGGACATTCACAGCGAACCCGATGGACTGACGATTTACGACCCGATGCTTTAGGCACGAAAGGCGAAACCCAAACCTTGACCCCTTGGATATCGCGAGCGGGCATCCCTTCCAAGGGGAGCTTCGCTTTGTCAGGAAGACCGAGATAGGCGCGCATTTGGCTACTGTGGGCATTCCACGTGGCATGCACGGGGTCAGCGAAAAAGTATTTACCTTTGATCATTGGAGCTTTCTAGGTGGATTGAGGATTCAGACAGGGATGAAAAGAAACTTTGCGCCATTCGCAATAGCGACGCGTGCAGCTGTGCGCCATGCAATGCCATAGGCGCGCTTTTCTAGAGCTTGCGCCAGAGTGAGGATGGGTTTAAGGGCTTGCATGGTTTATTCAGCCTTGTGTATCGTAGGCGTCCTGCAATGCCACGTAATCAACGTTGCATTTGCTCGACACGGTATATAGGGCATCGGGGAATTCCTGCCCGCATTTGATACATCCATTGAGAATTTCGAGAGCTTGACTAATGCTCGCTTCCAAATAATTACAATTGGCATGTCCACTAGCTGCATTGATTGCAAAATCTGCCGTGAATTCCTCAAGGTTGCACCATCCTTCAGTCAACCCGCATTTGCGGCAATAGGTCAAATAGTTTTGATATGCCGTCGCAACATCAGGAATAAGACTGCCGTCAGCACACAAGCCAATTTGCACGCATGCCGTCTGCATTGCGTCAATTTTGTCGTCCGTGAAATAGTCGGCGCCGGATTGACGCACACCATCGATTAAGAATTTAGCGATGTATTCGTCCTGCGATGCATCGCGATAGACGACGGCAGTTTTATTGCCATTGACGAAGGAAGCGAGCTTGCGATTGGCCATGGTGTCGAGCTTTCTAGAGTGAGTCTGAAGGGTCCTGCCGGGTTGGCTAGGTTTTCCCCTCCCCGTAGGGAAATGACAGTATGACAGCTGCATAGAGTGTCGTGCAAGTAGTTTCGTGAGCTTTAACACAAGTCTCGGCACAAAGACGACAGATATCCGGCATTTTGTCCGGGTAAAACCTGAAAACCCCGTTTCCAGCCTGTCGAAAAGCACTCAAAACGACCCCTAAAAACGGGGTCCGTCGCGCCCCGTTTCTCCTCTGTAGCGCATCCCTAGTGAACCCGTTTTTGGACGGACCCTGACGACAGGACCTATCTGGACCCGTCAGCTAGGCGCCGGACCCTTGCCCGCTCCTCTGCGCTCATGTCCCGTCGCAGGAAACGCCGCTAACCCATTGATTTTCCTCAAAATCTGGGTTTTACCCGGGTAAAATGGTCCTCAAAATGATTCTGAACCTATCTCTAGAGAGCCCCTCCATCGACCCCCTGCCGTTCTGTAGAGATGAATTCCCCTCTGAACCTTTTCCTTACTTGACAGACCTCGCCGGTTCTAAACGGCGGCATCGGCCAGGCTCAAGGCTCGACCTGGACCTTACTTGACGAACCTCGCCGGGTCTGAATTGTGAGATTGGCCTTGACACTCTTAAAATGTGTGGCACAGTAGCGTCTTTATTCATTGCATAGGAGCTTTATGGACCAGGAACAGATCACCATCGAAGTCAAGGTAACGCTCACCGGGTACGACACGATCGTCACCATGGGCAACCGCTGCACCATCACCCCATGGCCGCACTTCGCCGATGCCAACGAGAACGCGTTGATGGCGTGCCGCATGTTCAGCGACCCCGAGGGCGCAGCGGACATCATGCGAGTCATCCGCAATGCTTGACCACCAGGCCGCTGCACTCACCACCGCGCTTCAAGCTGCGCTCCTCACACCGGATACCGACGTGACCACACCCATCGACCCCGCGAGCCTCACGTCCAGGATCGGCGAATTGCATCTCTGCGGGTCGCTCGGCACGGTGGCAAGGGTGACGGTGCCCATCGGTGTACGCGAGCTTCCTGAGTTCGTCGTCGACCAGCGGGCCAGCATGCGCAGCAACGTGTACTCGGCGATCCGTCGCGCCAGTGATCGGACGGGCCACGTGTACAGCCAGGAAGTGACGCATGTGCTGATGCCGAGTGGCAAGCTCTTCATCCTGGCCGTCATCACCCGCGAAGAATAGTTCAGACGGCATATTGCCAAGTTGACCATTGGCAAGTACAGTCAACAACTCGTCAATCACCCCCAAAACGAAATCGGAAATGGTTTTGCCATTTTCAGAAAGGCTTACCACCCTATGACCACCGTAGAGAAGATGCATGTCGTTCTCATGGAAACCGAGCGCATAAAACTCCTTGATGAGTTTCTTGATGCCAACGAGATGAGCCCATCGAACAAGGCACGAGATCGTTTACTGCTGTTGACCATGGTTATCGAGAGCGCTGTCATCGACAAGATGCTTCACAAGTCCACGCACGAAGGCGAACTCAAGACCCTGATGAGCTTGGCCGATGGGTATGCCCAAGCTGTGCGAAGTAACATCAACGGAGCTATGTCGGTGCATGTCGACACAAGCCGCAAGGCCCTCGAAGACACGCTGCGGATGGCCCTGGCCACGAGCAACGCCGACTTGGCCAACAAGCTCTTCGTGCAGCATCGCGACCCCGAGGATTGGATGGCGAAGATGCTCGACGACATCATGACGACACTGATGATGGACAAGAACACGGCCTATAGAGAGATCGTGCCGAAGATTCAGCGCATGGTGCGCGATGCATCATTGATGCAGGACGACTCCGACAACTGGAAAGCGATGGTCACGTTGCTGAACAACTTCAGCACGTCATGGTTGAAGGGATGGCCCGACGATGCAACGCAATCGCAGATTGGCACAGCGGCCCGTCAGTTCGTGCGCAATCAAGTCACGGGCCTGACTGCCATCGTGACGTACCTGGACAGGATTGCCGGCACATCCTGGCGCGAGGACGCACTTAATGGCGAGCACATCGGCAACAAGGTTGTCGAGTTCATTCATTCCAGGTACGAGACTGCAAATGACATGTCCACGGTGCTCGATAGCCAGGACAACGAAGAGCGCCATGTCACCTTCATGATCGAAGCTCGACGGATTGCCAAGCAAGCCTACGAGATGGGCTTCGAGCACGCCGACGATCTGGCCAGGGTGACGCGATAGATCATGGACCCACACATCGGATGGTCGCTTGTCTTCATCCTCAGTTGCTTCCTGTGCGCGTACCTTGGTTATGCTGCCGGCGAAGCGGCGGGTCGCGCCAAGGGTTGCAAGGTCACGCCGCAAATGATCGAGAAAGCGACAATGGTGCTTCTCGGCAAGGAACATGATCCAACTCCGCACATCAACTGGATTTGCGCCCGCAACTGGAAGGTCAACGATGTACGCGGACTCATGCGCCATGCCCTTGTGGAAGCATTCAAGACTGTGACCTGATCCATGTTCATCAACCGCAACCCCGTGGGCTTTCCACGGTGTTTTGATTCGATCACGCAATTCAAGCAGTGGCACATCAGCGCCTTGCGATCGAAGGAAGCATGTACGCCTTGCCACGATTGCACGCCGTATCACAAGAAAGACATGATGGTTCGCGGGCGCTGTCGCCCCGTCGAAGTACACGAGCAATACACGGTCAACCAGGGACTTGCGAAGACGCTCGAAGAACTGGTTGCCCCATTACTTCAGGAAGAAAAATCGATATGAACATCCAATTGGAACCGATGCCTGTCAAGAAAGACACCCGCGATGAAGCTACGGTTATCGAGGACCATTGCATCCAGGTTGCATGTCGCAAGTACATCGACACACCCAACGCGGGCAGCGACCATGCGTTGATACCTGAATGGTCGATCAAGGCGATGCATCAGGTCTACACCGAAGCCTTCGAGCAAGGCCAGCGCAAGGGTGAAGCCGTGGCCGAAGCCGAGTACAGGCTGCTATCCGAAGCCATGGGCGAGAGCTTCACCCAACGCGAGGACAGCCTGATCAAGTCGGCCATGTTGGCAATGCTCGAAGCCATCCACAACGGCGCATGCTCGACTGACACCCTGCACTTCCCCGAAGTGAGGCCCTACGCAGAGATCAGCATCGAAGACATGCGAACGATCCATGATCGATATCGGCTCGGCTACGCCATGGTCGACACCGGCCGTGTGAAGCTCACATTGGAGAAGCTATGAGCACGACCCGACATGTGAAGTACATCGGCGAGCGTTTGCAAGGCATCGGCGAGCACATCGAAGAGATGGTGAAGTACTACGGCACGCGAGCGCACTTTCTCGTGCTGGTCCAAGCCAACAGCACAATCCAGAGCATCAGCAACGCACCCCGAGCGCACGTCATCACCATGTTGCGCTCACACCTGGAAATGCTCGAAAAAGACATGGTGCGGCCTGGCCCTGCATCTGACGACAAGATTCACTAGGAGCAACGATGACCACGCATCAACTGAAGACCGACCCTGCACCGTTTCACGAGACGGTCAACGGTCGCAAGACATTCGAGATTCGCTACAACGATCGCGACTACAAGACAGGGGACGCACTGATCCTGCGGGAAACCAAGTACTCGGGCGCGGAGATGAAGGAAGGGGCACCGCTCGAATACACGGGCCGCGAGTGCGTGGCCTATGTGACCTACACCATGGAAGACATGTACGGGCTTTCACAGCGGTGGATGATCATGGGCCACACCATTCCAAGCGAAGTCAGGAGGTAGACATGAGACGCATCCTGAGAGTTAACGGCGCGATCGTTGACATCCCTGCCAAGGCGGGCCGCAAGGCACTCGCCAAGCTACTCGACGCAGAGGTACTGACGATGAAGCTGCCACTGGCCAACCCTGCAGGTCACGTCATGATCGTTGACGATTCGGGCCAGGGCAAGCGCACCAAGCAAGTGAACCAGCAAGCCACGGACCTCTACTTGGCCGAACACCCTGGCGTCACTCATCAAATTCGTGGCGACGTGGTGATCGCCCCTGCATCCGAAGTGGAGGAGCTATGAAAGCACCGAGCACGCCAGCGCAGCCGTTGACCGATGTGCAGATCGCCGCCTTGCGTGCGCAGTACGGCATTACCTCCAACGGGCGAGGCATCAAGGAGTTCACGCAGGTTCGCGACTTTGCACGCGCAGCTATCGCGCAAGCCACCACAGCCACGCCAACGATGACTGATCCGGAGTGGGCAGTTTTGCAAGACAACAAACGTTACTGGCAAGAGCGGGCGCTGAGGGCTGAGGCACGGGCTCCCGCTCCCGTGGGGGTTGAGCAGAGCAGAATAATCGCCGAACTTCGATCCCTGCACGACAGCATTGCTCCTGGCGCCTCGCATCCGAATCGCGAGTGGAACAGTATCTACCGAGATGGACAACGAGCCGGGATCAAGCAAGCAATCGAAATCGTCGAGCGCACACCAACAGAGAGCGCAGCACCCATCGCGCCTGCATCCGAAGTGGAGGAGCTATGAGAGTCAACATCTACGCTGAAGATATGACCGATCGTCTGTCGATCACATCCAAGGAATTCGACGGCCACGTCTACACGGGTCTTCGGTTCTGGCTTGAACTGCCGGCGACAGTGAGCGGCAAGCAGTATCAAGGTCCGTTCATGCACAAGCCAGGAGACGACGACAGCAGTGCCGTTACCTTTTGGGGCAAGCGGGACTTGCGCGAGGTTTTGAAGAAGGCCCTGGACATGCTCGATGAGCATTATGAGAAGCGTGATGGTCCTTCAACTGCGGCCAACCCCTTCGAGGATTGCTGCGGCCAGGGGTGCGCCGTGTGCAAGGTCAAGGAAGATGCACCAAGCGACCTCGCACCTGGACCCCGTAAACATGCCCTGTGGGAGACAAAGGATGCCAACCGTCCATTGGTCATTTGCGACAGCAATGGTGAAGTGGTACTCGATTTGTGCAAGGTCTGTGGCAAGGCTGAAATCGAATTGGTCGACACCCCCGAGTGTCCCGGTGCTCATGCCTAGCCGTGCTGTCTACGGACCTATGCGCGTGCAGACGAACTATCACGTGGGCATCATGGTTTTCGTTGAACTGCATCACCGTATCTTTAAAGGCACCTTTGGCAAAGTCGATCAGCCATTGCGTGATGACGCGTACAGCATGCGTGATTACTGCCTCGATGCCCCGAGCGAAATGCCTGCGGGCTCGATGGAATGGATCAGCGTAGGACCCAACGACGATGACGGTACATGGTGGCCGACAACTATCAACCGTGATGAGGAATACACGGACTGGTGCAAGACGCGACCCTTTTGGGGTTCGAAGGAAAAACAATGATCATCAGTAAAGAATTGGTTTTCGAATGGCTATGCCGCAAATACGTGCAGCGGCAGGACTTGCGTCAACTGGCATTGAACCTTCAATACACCGAAGCTGAAACGCACGACTTGACCGATGGATTCATGAAGCTCATTGAGAGCTATGAGCCCTTGACGCAGGCGCCCATCGACATGATCTTGCATTGCCCGCAGTGCCACGTGCAGCACATCGATGAGCCTGAGCGTTCGCTTGGTACAGGAAACAGCGAACGACTCGACTGGGACAACCCACCGCATCGATCGCATCTTTGCGGAAACTGCGGCTGTATCTGGCGTCCTGCCGACGTGCCAACCAACGGGGTTGCTGCGATCAAGACCAAGGGAAAGGCGGACACGACATGACAACGGTCTATCAAATCGACGGATTGCATCACGAAGGTATCAAGCGACGTGTCAACTTCGTGAAGGCCACAGCGAAGTTCTACGTCTTCGAATACTTGGATCAAAAAGGCATGCCCTTTCCACGGCGCGAACAGATCGACCCCACTGGCAAGAACAAAGTCTTCTACACGTGGGAAGACGCACGTGGCGAGTACCTGCGGCGCACCGTGAAGCGCCTGAACTCCTGCAAGGCCACCGTTGTCAAGCTCGAAGCCAAGGTCCACCGCATCTCGAAAATGAAGGAGCCAAGATGATTCCCGACAAAATTGAAGAGGCAATGTCACTTTTGATCAAGTCATTGACCGATGGTATCCAGCACATCGAAGTGCCAGAGGACGATCAGTACATGCTCGATGCGGCGCACAGCCGCGTGCTTGAACTGCGCAGCTTGCTGAGTGCCATCACCGGCAAGGGCGTTCCATTCGTGACGCAGGTTCGCCCCCTAACGCATGCGATCGACAACTTCATGAAGCGCATGGAAGCTGAGTACATGCAGCCCATACCCGATGACATCGACGACCTGGAAAAGCAGTTGATGACTCGCGATGAGATCGATCAACTGATGAATCAGGCACGCATCGCGGCCCTCTCGTTCCTGGCACACATCAACGCGTGCTATCTCCTGATACCAACCCTCAAAAGAGTTAAATGACAAAACCTCACATCCTCACCACGTTCAGAGTCGTCGTTGAAACCGAAGGCGAAGTAAAAGACTTAGGGAAGTACATCGAAATTCGCATCCACTCGCTTGAGAACAACGGAGGGCGCGTGGTCAATGCAACTGCCCTTGAAGTGGCGCGATCGGTCATGCCGCCCAAGATGACGCTTGCCGAGATCGCGAAGGCTGTCGAGCTTTACCACGGGCGCAAGGGCGCCAGCGATGTTGCTATCAAAACGATAGCACCCGAGCCAGTTGCCGTGCCGTGCGCCGAGGATGCTATCGAAACGATAGCAAAAACCTTCACAGGCTACCTGCAGACCGTAGGTCCGATCGTCGACGGGATTCAAACAGGCAACGGGCACGCCGTCGATGGCCAACCGACGCTTGTGAACATGGATGCGATCAGCAAGATCATCGAGGAGGAAGAGGCGAACCCGCATCCCTTGCGCGGCACTGCAGCCGCCCCACTGCAGGAAGGCGAACAGTAATGGAAGCAAAGCTGTTCAAGAACTTCCATGTGATCGAGCACGCCCTGAACAGTGCAGTTAACCTGGACGAACTGCACAACTTCGAAGCCGTTGATCCTACGGGCGGGTCGTGGCGCACGATGGGGTTCGTTCCTGTCGACGTGGACAACGAGTTGACTATGGATGTCCAGGGTGCAGCCCTCCTCGTGTGCGTCCAGGTCAATGAACGCATCCTGCCTGGTGCAGTGCTTCGAGAGAAGATGGTCGAGCGCATCGCGAGCATACAGGCCCGCGAGGGGCGCAAGCTCGGCAAGAAAGAGTACGCGCAGATCAGGGATGAAATTGAGTTCGAGCTTTTGCCCACGGCTTTCATTCGCAGAAAGCTGGTGCCAATCATGTTCACCAACAACAATCGCACGCTGATCTTCACAGCAAGCGCCAAGCTGTGCGATGACATCTTTGTGTTGCTGATGAGGGCCTGCCCTGGCTACGCTGAACTGAAACCGCAAGCGTTGGATTCCGTGGTCAAGAACAGCATCGCGGGGACGCTGACGACGTTGGCCAAGGACGGTCAAACCGACATGGTGGACGACGATGACAGGGCGACTGACTACATCGGCGTAGCCAACGCCGCTGTGCTCAAAGGCGACGGCAAGAAAACGATTCGCATCAAGGACAAGAACATCGCTGAGTCCGACATGCAAGCGTTGCTCAAGCAAGACTACACCGTGACAGCCTTGCGCCTGGACTTCTTCGAGGCCAACAGCATCGAGGATGAAGCAGCAACGTTCACGCTCAACGAGCACCTTGTCATCAGTGCCCTGGTCCTCGCGAACATCGACGTGGGCAAAGAAAAAGGCAAGGCTGAAGAGTTCGACAAGTTCATGGCGACAGCGTGGGCTGTGGCGATCATCACACATCAAATCATCGAGGCAATCATCCGCGTGATGGGAGGTTATCGAGATCCAAGCGAAGTCGATGCCGGCGACGAACTCATTGAAGAATCCATTGAACTCGTGAAGTCCATGAAGCCGGTCACTGTCGACGACGACGACGACGAACTCTGATGCGCATCCAAATCATTCCAGACGATGACGTTCCATCGCCGAAAGCACGCGGCCGTGGTCGGCCCGTAGACGTGCACACGCAAGTGCAAGTCAATCAGTTCCTTGCAATGAAGATCGGGCAGAGCTTCTTTGTGCAGGACGCGAAGAGCCGCGATCTTGAGTACCTCCGCAGACCGATCAAAAAGGCCGGCGCAGGGATACGCATCATCGAAGTCAAACAGGATGAAATTTATGGCACCGCTGGCGTTCGATGCTGGCGCGAAGCCGGAGAGTACGACGAACTATGAACACACAAATCAAACCCCTGGCCTGGACCCCTTACGAGATCACTGCCGTCGAATGCAACAACCGCATGGGCTTCGTTGGCCGTGCAGCTGCAATGTTTATCGACGGCATCGAAGTGATCATGACAACTCGCAATGACGTGGAACTGAAACGCATCGGTGCGTTCCTGACCATGGGGAACTTCGACGCTGAGACGATTTACAAGGCGACGGTGATCAACAGCGAAGGTATCCAGGTCGTCATCCCCGAAGTGACGATTCCAACGCTTACTTCAGAAGTTGAGCCTGCCCCCGACGTGCCCCGCGAGATTCCTACTTTCCAAGGCAGGCCGATCGCGAAGTACGTCACACCGACAGCGGAGCCAGCGGCCAAGGCTGTCAATGAAAATACGCCAGTGCCTTCGACTGCCGATGACGACGAACTCTAGCTCCGAGCCGCGCAGTGGTGCCCTGCGTTATCGCAATGAAGAAGGCGAATGGATCGTGGCCAACCCTGGTGATGCCCTGTACTCAACCCTCAGCATGATTGGCACGGAGTACTACACCGCGCACGGATGGGAAGCGATCTATCTGCCTGACGACGGCGATGACGATGATGTCGAATGATGACAGTCTTCCACAGCCTCACGCGCAGCACACGAAAGAATCCAGGGCGCATCGGATATTTTCAGGACCAGATACGCGAGTTCGCATTTCACTTCCAAAGGAGAACAAATGATCCGAGTGGACATAACGCAAGGCAGGTTGGACAGTCGCAACCACGAGATTCTCATAGGCGAGATGATCGTGAAAGCGTTGAAGGTTTCCGGCATCCCTGCAGAGGGCGCCTTCACTGTTCAGGGTGTCGAGCGCGGGCAATTGATCTACGAGCGTGGTGAAGGCGGCGTGCACATCTTTCGCTGGCGCGAGGACGCGGAGGACAGGGATACCAATTGGACCCGTGGTCCGGTGCATGAGAACGCAACGATCTTCTACAGCGGACGACACGCTGAGGACGACGAACTGTGAGCCCCGCACATGAAGAGATTTTCGCTTTCACGGATTCGTACGAGTTCCTATCGAACTTCTATCCATGGTTCGTGCAGTTCGAAGGTCAGTCGTACCCCACAGCTGAGCATGCGTATCAGGCTGCGAAGTTCAGGGACCCCAAGGATCGCCAACTGATTGCGCAGTGCACGACCCCAGGTCGAGCAAAGAAAGCGGCGCATGCGATGACGTGGCGAGCGGACCCGACCTTTCCTGAACGCAAGCTCGAAGTCATGGAAGTTGTTCTTCGAGACAAGTTCATGCCACGTAGCCGCATGGCTGACAAGCTCATCGCGACAATACCGTGTCAACTCATCGAAGGCAACAACCATGGTGATCGCTACTGGGGTGTTTGCAAGGGTGCAGGCTTCAACCATCTCGGCAAGATTCTGATGACGATTCGCGACAGTCTTGTAGAAAGTTCTTGCAACTCGTAGAGATTGTTTCTATAGTTCGCCCATCGATTGACAAGTTGTTGATAAGAGCAACGAATCGGTACCTCCCCTCAACTGAAAAGGAAACCTCAAATGAAAAGCACTTTCAAATCCCTCCTGGTCATTTCGCTCATCGCCGCAAGCATGGCGGCATCAGCGCAGACCAGCATGACCAACGCAGGCGCGATCGGTAACAGCACTCGTGCCGTCGCCGACGTGAACGGCGCACCAGGAACGTCCTTCAGCGTCTCTCGCGGTGAAGCTGGCGCAACGGCCGCAGGCTCAGTCTCGATGATCCCTGGCACAGCCAACGGCCTCACGGGCGCTGTGGGCTTCGTGACCGGCGACAGCACGACCCGCAACGTGGCAACGGCGTTCAACGTCTCCACTGGTGCAGGCACAGGCTCGGGCTCAAGCACCGGCTTTGCCGACTCGACATCGTTCGGTGCAGCCACGTTCGCCGCAGCGCCAGGGATGGGCCTGAGCCTGGCAGGAAGCAGCGACACCGGTTCGCGTGACGGCTCGAATGGATCGAACGCATCGGTGACTGTGGGGACCAATCAGGATGCCGGCGCCTTCGGCTCCTCGCACGGGTCCTTCAACGTGAGCGGCTTCGTGGGTGCAGCCACGGGCGCGACAACGATCTTCGTGGGCTCGGTGGCCGACGTGAAGACCAGTGAGGCACAGGCTGAAACCTTTCGCATGACCTTCACCGGCACGCAACCCGTGGGCATGACGCAAGGCTCGATGTCGGCCCACGGCGCAGCTGAAGTCACCACGTCCGCCAGCTTCAGCGACGTTCGCTGATCAGACAGGTACGGCTCCACCTGATTGCCAACGGGCCACAGAATAATTCTTCCTTTGAAAGGATCAATCCCATGTTGAAATTCTCCAAACCGTTCGGCTATATTTTTGTCGTCCTGTGCATGCTCATCATCATCGCCTTCGGGATGTCCGAAGCCAATGCACAAGTGACAGGCACAGTCGACTCATCGACGCAGAGCCAGGCCGGCGCGAACAACGCAGGCAACGTGCAGTCGGTCAATCCGACCATGGTCTTCAACCAGGCGTCGGCTACACCGTTTTCATCCACGGAGATTCGCTACAGCGGGTCGCAGACGATCAAGACCGTGCCCAACGTGATCGCACCTGGCCTTGTCGCCACGCCGGCATCGTGCCTTGGCTCGCGCAGCGGTGGCTTCGCATTGACAGGCGTGGGTGCAACCGGAGGCTCGACGTACGAAGATGGCCCATGCAACGGGCGCGAGGGCGCCAAGGTCCTTCATGTCATGGGCATGCAGGACGCGGCCATCGAGCGCCTCTGCCTCGTCTCTCAGGAACGAGAGGCGATCGAAGCTGGATTCCTGAAGACTCGCGCAGCGTGGGTGCGCAGTGCCACCGAGGCTCGAAGCAGTGGCAACCCGCCACCAGCGCTGAAGGCCGTGCCTCGATGCAAGCTGGACCAGGACATCGAGACAGCCAACGATGAGCAAGCTCGACGTGAGAAGATATCCCAGTCCGAACCCACGGCGCCGGCGGCGATGCTCGCGATCGGCATCCTTGATATCAAGCGGTGAACACCATGGCCAGAAAAGACATGACCTTGAATCTTCGCCGTGAGAACGGGAAGAAAATCACCCTCGAAGCCACCGACAGAGGGCTCGTTGCCTTCATCATATGGAAGAGAAACGATACACCTGCCCTGGTGCTAGCACTTGAACGCGACGAAGCTGACGTGCTTTCAGAGATGCTTGACATTGCCGGGCTCGAAGCCGACAAAGCGGCTTGATTCTGTTCCTCCTCCTGCGGTGCAATACCGCAGTTCACCGTGCATCGAAAGGTGCACGGTTTTTTCTTGTCGAAAGTTCTTGCAGCATAGAAACATTGCGCTTATGATTCGCTATCAACAACTCGTCGATAGGAGCAACAGATGGCAGTTAGTCAGTTTCGAAAGTCATTCTTCAAGCAGACCGTGTTCGAATGCCGCGTCTGCCATCGTCGCACCCGTGACACGGGCGACAACGGCGCAATCGAGCTTTGCCCCCAGTGCTATATCGCAGCGAGTATCGAGAACGGCCTGAACGACGGTCACTTCGGCGAGAAGCATTCGCCCGCGTACAAGCAAGCGGATGCCGAGTACAACCACCTGCGGCAAGCCGCCGTCGATCTCGGCGGCATCATCCACGGTTTCACCAAACGAGGAAAATCATGACCAATCAGGAATTTCGAGTAGCCCCGACCGTCCTCAGCGATAACTCCGTTGTCTACGACGTGGTGGGCTTCGACGGCCAGTGCAAGATCACAATCAACTGCACCACCGAAGTCGGCGCGATCAACGTGGCGCACGCGCTAAACAACGGCGTGGACGTGAATAGCTTCACCATCGACGTTCTGCCGCACCTGAAATCGTCATGAACGTTGACAGCGACGGCGTGATTGAAGGTCCTCCGCGTTCAGCTGCCGTCGCTGAACTGTGGGAGGCGGCGCAACTGGCCAAGGCCAACATGCAGGCCATTTCCAATGACCTTTGCGCTGCGGTGATCAAGGCCGCTGATGCAGGCGTCACCATCCGTGGCATGAAAGTGACCACGGATAACCATTCACGACAAGCCGCAAGTCATCCTAACGGTATCGAGTTCTTTTATTTCCTACCCGAGGTAATCATTCAACTATGAATAACAGTCCCACCCGGTCAGGCTTCATGGTCCCATTCAACATGACAGGCATCCACACACGCGACACAGTGATCAAGCATCTCAACCATATCATTTTGTTGATGATGAAGGACAACGCTGAATACGTCAGTGGGGAGGGCGTCAGTACCGATCGAAGTGATCTCAACGAAAACACGGTGCGCGTCACTCTCAGCATCGATCTCGTGTTCGATCTTCACTACCCGGAGAAACGGCCCACGGTCACGGCAACCAAACCAGGCAAGGTCGCCAAGACCTATTCAAGCATGGGACCCGTGCCGCCTCCCATCACTGAGCCAAGCGAAAAGGGCTCAGGTAAATGAGCAACGACATCTCTATTGATTGCGAGACGCTCGGCAAGATGTTCGATGCGCCAGTAATCGCCATCGGTGCTCGCGCATTCGATCGCATGACAGGCAAGCTCGGTGCCAAGTTCTACATCGAAATTGAACTGGCGAGTGCGATCAAGACAGGCCGCGTCGATGGCAGCACGATCGGATGGTGGATCATGCAATCGCCACGAGCCAAGGTCATCTTCGATCCTGATCGCGAGTCGAAGAAGTCGAGCATGGCTACGGCACTGGTCGAGTTTTCTCATTGGTGCATCGGCCAGGGCAAAGACACCAACCAGCAATCAGGTGTCCTCCACGCGTGGAGCAACGGCGCCGCGCAAGACATCACCTGGCTTGAGCATGCCTACACCGTGGGCGGGCACGGCTTGACGATCCCGTGGCAGTACAACATGTCCAGGGACCTTCGCACCATCGAGAAAGCTGCCACCGACATCGCCGGCTTCGATCGCGCCACCGTCAAGCCTGTCGGTGTCGAGCACAACGCAGTGGACGATGCGACCTATCAAGCCAACATCATCATCGCTGCATACAAGGCACTGAGAGGTAGCAAAACTACACCTGTTCCAACTGACGACGACGAACTCTGATCAACAATGAAAGGAATCAAATGACCAATCAAACTCCCCTTTTCACTCCTCCCGAACTCGTGGGCGGCAACGTCAAGACAGCGATGAAATCCGTGGGCGCATCGAGCGCTGACTTGTGGAAAGTCAAGCCTTCGGAAATCAAGTTCATGGACGGCTTCAATCTGCGGCAGCACAACACCGAGTACGAAGAGCACATCGAGTGGCTCACGTCTTCGATCATGCAGAACGGCTACTACCAGGACAAGCCGATCGCTGGCTACGTTGCCACAGACGACGTGAATGGCCAAGTCATTTTCTGCACCGATGGCCACAGCCGCGTGACGGCAGCGCTCCGCGCCATCTCTAGGGGTGCGCCGATCGAAACCGTCCCGATGGTGATCAAGCCCAAGGGCACCACCATGGAGGACCTGACCTTCGCTCTCTTCACAAGCAACGAAGGCCGTCCGTTCTCGCCATTCGAGAAGGGCCTCGCGATCAAGCGGCTCATCGACATGGGTGTGGATGAAACCGTGATCGCCAAGCGACTCGGCATCACTGTGCCGTACGTCAACGATCTCCTGACAGCTGTCGGCGCCCCACGTGCTGTGCGCGAGATGATCGCCAGCGGCGCAGTGTCGGCAGCGACGGCCGTGGCTCAGATAAAGAAGCACGGGTCCAAAGCGACTGAAAAGCTCCAGGAGGCTGCGAAGGTGGCCAAGGCATCCGGGAAGACCAAGGTAACGGCAAAGCATCTCCTGAAGCCTTCTACGCTGAAGCTGACGGGTCAGATACGGGCGGACGCCAGCGAAGGCGCGAGCCGCATCTCTATATCCCTGGACTTGGGGCTCGAAGTCATGCTGAAGGCCGGCAGCAAGGTCCGCCTGGTGATCACCGACGTGGAGGACGAATTGTGAGAAGGTTCGTGGCCTGGATCACCACGGGCCGCTTCAGCATGATCGACATCATCGGGAGCGTCTTCATCGGCGCGTCGATCGCGCAGCGCAACTACCTGGTGGCGTTGATCTGCTTGCTGGCCATGGTCTTCATCGCCGGACTGCGGGGCAAGCCGTGAGTCGTCGAACACCTGAATGGCATGCGGCCCGTGAAGCAGAGGTACAACGTCAACACGATCGTGATGAGGAGCGCTTGCGCGAGCGACGTGAAGTGATCTCCCTGGCGATCCTCGAAGCAGCTGCAGAGACTGGCTACAGCCCAAGTGACAAGCTGGTCGAGTTTCTTTCCAACTTGCTTGAGAGGGTGACGTGATGCCGCTCGACACCCGTGCCCAAGGCATAGCGCTCCTACGTGACGATGCCAGGGCCAAGGCCCGCGTCAACGTGCACAAGGCGCACATGGAACTGCTTCGAGCTACCAAAGGCTTGCTCGATGACTTCAGGATGCAGTTCAACCCGCCAGGGGTCCGCTACTGGGAAAGCTATTCCGATGAGACACCGCCACGGCGGGCCTACTACACCACGTTGCTTCGATCGGATGACGACACGAAGCTACCCGACAACTACACCATTGCCGAACTGAGCCATGTCGAGTACCTCTCACGGCAAGGCATGGGTGACACCTACGATGAGGATGAATTGTGATTCCACCACGCTTCAGTTTTGAACTCACTAAAACCGAACTCGCCAAGCTCAAGACACTCGGGGGCGGGCGCTGGTTGCGCAAGGCGATACGTGAAGCATCGGCGCCTGCACCCCTTGAAGAATTCCCTGACGTGTCGATCGCGCAGCGCGATGCTCGCATCATCGCGGACTTGCGGCCGGCGAAGCTGATCGCAGCCGAGTGGAAAATCTCACCCAAGACCGTCTACTGCATCCGCCACCATGCCAGGAAGGCCGGCAAGGCAGTGGTCGAATTCGAGCAATCAAAAGGAAGTGCTAAACATGATCGTCGCAGCGGCAATCAAATTCGGGGAACTGGTGTGCTCGATGCAGGCGCCCCACCACCACGGGGACATCATCTTGGCGTGCAGCACAGCTGGCCTGCCAATCCCGATTTGCGCGGTGCAGGGATTCCTGACAAGCAGCGGCAGGTTCCTGGATCGCAAGGAAGCAGCCATCCGAGCGGTGCAAAAGAATCAACTCGCCAGGGCCAACGTTCATTCGAACGGTGAGCTTTATTGCGGCGATCTCTGGTGACGTGAAAAAGCCGCCCGTGGGCGGCCTTGTCATTGGATCGCTTCGGTTCAGACTTCGGTAGCGCCACCGTCAGCGCCGGCCTTGCCTGTGGTTTGCTCGGTGGATTCGCTTGGGTCGGTCGTGACGTTTGGGGTAGCCGTGCGATCACTGATCGTCGCGGCCGTGTCCGGCGCGTTCGGTGCAGCGTCCTTCACCAGGTCGTCAACCACGCTGGCCTTTTGGACAACGGCGTTGACTGCGGCTTGCAGGCGCGGGCTCAGCTTGCCTGCGTCCTTGGCTGCAGCTTCGAGTTCGTCGACCTTGCTAACCAGCGCGGAGGTTTCCCCGCCGATTTTGTCGAGCTTGCCCGACAGGTCTTCAAGGGCTTGTGCTGCATCGTCTTGTTCACTCATGATTTTCTCCAGTTTGGCGTTGATAACGTTGAAATTTGCGTTGAGTACAGTGAGGGCTATTGCCAGTTTTTCAACCTGACCACGCGAGGCGATCTTGTGCAATGGCCAGGGAAGGATCAAGTGTGTTTTTGACATGGCGATCGATATTGTCGATGAATCGTCATGACCGATTTGTGACTAGAAGTTACAGTTCACTTTTGTTTGCAGAACTATTCTTGTGCAAGTCGTTGACTTAATAAACGGTTCGTTGATAATCGAGGCTCCCTCAATCCACCACAGGAGTTCTCCACATGCCCAACATGACCGTCGGCGACATCAGCAAAAAGATTGGTTTCATCGTTACCCGCAAGGACATCGAAGCGCTCGGCATCACGGCCGCAGAGCACGTCAAGGGTTATCCTAAGTTCTCGCCGGCAGCTTTTCCCGCGATCTGCCGGGGCTTCATCACGAAGCTGGAAGCATTGGAGGCGGGTTACGTACCTGCCGAGGAGCCCGATGATGATGACGACGAACTTTGATCCTGCAAACGACATCGACAGAGCATCATGCGATTGCGAAGTTATCGAGATCGTGCCCGAGTACATCGAGATTTTTGGCGTGCACGATATACCCGAGGGCACGCTAAACTTTCTCGTGCAATGGGTTCCATCCTTTCCCTCTGGCCCCGTCTGACCATGCCCTCATGGGTTCCACCGATGGGTCCGCCGCCACCGATCCTCTCTGAATGGCTCGACTCGCGCCCGCTGCGCGTCCCACCATCCACCATGAACATCCCAACACCTGAAGAGTTCGCCAGCTATGTTGTCGTAGAGAAGATCATCGAGTTCCGCGACGTGGCTGACTGGCTATTGAAAGTCAAACGCACCTACACCATCCGCGCAGCAAGACTGGTCATGCAGCATTGCGCCGGCACGCAATGGGCCATAGAGATTCAGCCCAAGGACTATGCGAAGGTCGTCGGCCTGTGCAAGCTTCTTATCGAACTGAGTGACGGGACGGCCGGCGAATGACCTATCCGCTTGAACACAAGATCATTCGACCGTCCAAGTGGGACCCGTCACCAAACGTGGCTGAGACGTTCAGACGGGCCAGAGAAAAAGGCCCGCTCGTTGGCGGACCTGTCTCAGTGGTGCAAGTAGCACCGTTCGATCTCAACCATCCACTGCACTCGCGTCATGCGTGCTACATCATGAGTATTCGGCAGAGGGCGCAGTAAACGCGCTCGTATGGTTCGCATCGCCGCCGATGGTTTGCTGTTCGTCATAAATGTAGTTCGGCGAGCCTGCCACGGGTGCGCCGGCCTGGAACATCTCACCCACGGTGAGCCTCCCGCTGAAGGCCGTTGTGTCCGTGACAGAAGCAACCACTGCGCCATTCACAAAGATGCGAACCATACCCGCGCCGTCTCGTGTAATTTCCAGGTGACGGAAACCTGAAGACGGTTCACCCATCGGCGTATTGGTCAATTGAATGATCGGCGTCCCGCCTCCAGTGGTGCCAGTGAAGACAGCCATCTCGAATTGGTTCACATACTGATAGATGCGGAATCCTCCCGCCACTCCGTCTTCGCCCACCGACAGCAACGTTCCCGTGTAGCCTGTTCGATAGCCCTGAATGGCCAATGAGAATTGGCCCGACCAGTCGACCGACTCCGCGCTGCGGTAGTAGCTTGAACCCGACAAATCCATTGCGGCAGTGCCGAACTTCTTCGTCGTCGTCGTGAGCGCAGCTGCACCGTAGGCAGTGAACGTCAGAACACCGTCGCTGTTGACGATCGTCGTTGAGCCTGCCGTACCGTTGAAGTGCAGCAAGGACGAACGCACACCATTGTTCGGAGCCACGATCGCAGGCTGCAGCGCCAAGGCGATCTTGGCAGACTGGCTCGACGTGGCCAGGGTGACTGCCGTTGTCCCGGAGTTGCCTGCCAGAGCCAAAAGTCCTGTGACTACCGAAAACCCGCCGCCATTGCCTGACGTTGTTGAGGCATCCATGCGCTCGGCGCCGCCGCTCAAATTCGCATTGGTCTGCCCACTGGCTTGCGCTGTGGCTGTGTCCGTTACCCATGAGCAACACGCCAGAATCCAGGCGTTATCGCACGTGGTCGTAACCGCAGGGACTGTAACGGCTGTCGACGCTGACGCGTTCACGTCGCCTGCGCTCGCGTTGAATGGTGTCGTCTGGTCGACCCCAGTGAAGGCCATGATCTGCGCAATCAAGTGGTCGCCTGGATCGGCGATCACCGGAGCACTGTCTGAGCCCGTGGCTATTCTGTAGAAGATCGACAGGCGGGTCGCCGTGGTTGCAGCTGCAGTGCCGGTGCTCTGCGGGCTGCTAGGCGCGATCGTCCAGCCTGTAGGGGTCGTGACAGCCTCGTTGGCCGTCTCGCATAGCAGGATGAGCAAATCACCCGAAGCGATGCCTGTGGGCAGTGCAGGGGTCACGGCGCCCGTGCCACTCGATGCCGCTGCCACGTTGCCTATGGCGATCGTGGCGTACGTGACGGCAGCAAATGCCACCGACATGAGCATTTGACCGATCATGTGAGGCCGACTCCGCTGATGCGCCACCGGGTCGTAGTCACCTTTTGCATGACTGCGCGCCCACCAGCTGCCAGGGTCCGTGAACCCGTCGTGCCCGCAGCGCCCACGAGCACCAGGGTATCGGTCGTGATCGCGATCGTGACGATGCCTGCGCTGATGTCGTTGTCAACGGTGATCACAGAACCAACAGGCATCGGGATGGTCGCATTGGCAGGCAGCGTCACCGTTCGCGCCGTTGTATCCGATGACGGATGGTAGAGCGTGGTGCCGGCATCCGCTGCAACAACTGGTCGTGCTGCACTGAACGAACTAATGTTCGGTGCGATCACCTGAGCCTGCAGCAACCCGATCGCAGCAAGCACCGTATCTGTCGCAGCAACGGGCGAGTTGGTCGCCGTCGACAGGCCCGTGAGCACAGCTGCCCGAACTCGCGTATCGGTGTAGTACTTGTTTGTCGAGCCCTCAGTCACGCTGTCACTGTTGCCCACCATCCACGAGTCGGCTTCGATCAAGTGACCTGACAGGAACGACAGGAAACCAGGCGTCGCCGAGAAGTTGACGCTGATCGTTCCGCTCGCGGCAGTCACGAAGGCGAACAGTTCGATGTAGTCAGTCGACCCGTTCATGTAGACGATGCCGGACCCTGACGCGATGTAATAGGAGAAGTACCCGGTACTTGCGCCAGGCACCATCGCCGAACCACGATTAACTTCAGCACCGTTCTTGAAGATCGCCGCGTACCCTACTGCGCCCACTGCCGCCGATGACTGCAACGACAATTGAAAGTCGAAGTGGTAGTACCCTGCAATGGCAGGCGTGAATCGATAGTTGGTCGCCGAATCGAACGCGTTGGTCGTGTCGAAGTTCTCGGCATTCAACTGGACCTTGGTCGCAGTAGCGCTCGAAAACGTTTGATCACTCGTGGCGCGATACGCTCGAAAGCAAGGCCCCGCAAGCAACGTGACTGCAGCTGCCGCAGCATCCGCGTAAGCCTTCGTAGCCAGGTCCGCTGCGACGGCCGTGGCCGTTCCATATTGCTTGCGTGCCATCTCTTATCAGCCTTGAACCAGGACGCGGAATTGTGCCGTCGTCGGTGCCACATTGAACCCGAGCGTGACTTGGCTCGTGCTGTTGCGCACCACGTCGCATTCGACCGTGGCACCCGTGGAGATTTCAACCACCTGGACCATGACATCGAGCGTACCGAGGCTGTGCGTCACGGCAATCGATGTCGCCGAGTTGTCTCCAATATTCGCAGCGTACTTGCGAGGCACCAGCGCTGTATCGATCGAGATGTTGCCACCGCTGATGATGATGCCGGTGCTCTGCGAATAGGTCGTGCCTGCACCTGTCTGCGCGAACACGAGCGCCGTCGTAGCCAGGGTGATCGGGTTGTTGGTCGTCAACGTCCATTGCGTATCAGCGTTGACCGTACCTTCTTCGACCATGACCGACATGCCGGACGTGACTTCAGCGCTCGCGTCTGCATCCGTGGCCCGCGACCATGCGCCCGAGGCTGCGGTATAGATGCCGTTCTGCGAGCCCGTGGTCTGGTTCTTCAACAGCACACGATCGTTGGCGACCAGGGTGATACCGTCGATGGTGAGCAAGCCCGAGAGCGATGCAACGTTGGCAGTGGAAGCAACGCGAACAGCGTCCTTGAAGTCCCGGCCGTTGGCGATCGCCTGCAACTGGCTATATGTGACAGCATCCTGCGCTGAACTGCCATCGGTCACGTTCGTGATCTTGTGGGTGTTCATCGAGAAGTCAGCCGTGGGCGCCGTCAACTGATTGATCGTCGATGTCCGCACCTGCGTATCGAAGTCACTGATCGTTGCCGCCAGCTGCGTACCTGAATGGTTTGCGCGAGCGGTCGGGTCAACCCACGCCGATGCGTTGCGGTAGTTGAACTTGCCAGTGCCGCTGTCGTAATAGATTTGTCCAGCGACAGGCGAACTCGGCGCCGAGCCGAGTACTTGAAGGACAGCGTTCTGGATTTCGTTCTTGGTGAAATCTACTGCGGTAAGAAACTTTTTGGCCATGATGATTCCTAGTTGAGATAAGCAACGCCGGCAAACGCGGCTGAGAAAGTCAGCGTGAGGGTGTTGACACTGAGGTAATCAATGTCACCCTCACACACGTCACCCGCGCTGTCCACGACAGTCACCGAGGGATATTTGCCCAAGTTGTGCGTAACCGACCAGGATGTCGATGCGGACATTTGGGTGTGTAGGTAGTTGAGATCGCCTGAGCCCTCTACATCACCACCAGACGGGCCAGGAGGACCCGAGGGACCTTGGCCAACGGTGAGGGTGCTGCGCAGCACATCAGGCGCTTCCACGGTCGTCTTCATGACGGCCGGTCCAATGAGTGTTGTAGTGGCCATGGCTTAGACAACGCAAGGATCAGGTTCTGCAGCTACTTCAGTGTCTTCCCGCGTGGCTTCGGCGTAGACCTTGAACTGCCCGTAGAACAACGGGATGACGCGACCCAATGCATCGATCAGTTCGCTGTCCCAATAGAACGTCACCATGTCTTCAGTGACATCCATGGTCGCGGTGATCTCATCGGGAATGGTCATGTCGTAGTAGCCGAGCGTTCGGTCACTGGCCATGGTGATCGTGAACGATGCCTGTGGCGGGCCTGCCTCACGCGGAGCCTTGCGCACCGTGCCGAGCACGGTACAACCCGTCAGGTCCATTGGGGTCACATCGTCGGGTTGGTAGATGGTATGACGCATCGGTCCAAGCGTGGACCCCTGCCTCACTTCGAGATCAAGCCGTTCTCCGCGTTGGCTGATCGTTGGTACAACGGTAGGTCGCATGGTTGGTCTTTCAAAGACAGGATTTAAGTTCGGTCACCAACTGGATTTCGTACGCTTCTCGATAAGCCAATTCGGCCAGGGCCGCACGCACGATCTGGTACATGCCGGCCTTCGCCGACAGGACTTCGGTAGGCATCACAGGGCGCTCCGGCAGCTTGGCTTTGCACTTGATTGGTATGGCCACGTTCACCGGCACGGCACGTTGGGTCATTGCGCTGCAGCCCGACAGAGCCGCGCACATGACAGCCGCAAGCACGCGGCTCATTTCAGCTTCCTCGATGACTGCCAGGTTCGCAGCAAGTCGTTGGTGCTTTTGCAATCGTCTGCCGGCGCCGATGGGGCAGTGCTCAATATCTCTTGAGCTTCAACCTGCTTGCTTCGAACGATCGGCGCAGCCTTTACGCGAGCCGCCGTTGCTGCAACCTCATCGGCTTCGGCTTCGGCTTCCAAAGTATCCACGGATGCACTGCAAACCCTTAGTTGAGTAGCGTTCCAAGTTGATGCTTCCTTGGCTTTCTCAACTTCATGCACCATGTCTTCACGGGTATTGAACATCCACACGTTCGCCATTGCCGAGATGGCCAATGTCGTACCGAGGACAACCATTGAGTAGCTCAACGGATGCTCCTCGCGCATTGTTCGTACAGCGCAATAAGTGTGTATGTAAACAGCTTCCGCTCGGTGAGGCTCGCGTCCGCTGGTATCTCGGGAAGAGGCGGGCATGCGTGATCCTTCACTGTCGTTGGCGGGAGCATGCGCTCGACGCGTTCGTTCTGTTGATCGATGAGCTTCAACAATTCAGTATCAGGATGAGGAAGCGTGCCGCATCCGGCCAGGCACGCAAGAACGATGACAGGCGTCATGTTCATTTCGACTCAAGTGCGCGATTAGCTTCGCGTACCTTGGAATTGATTTGTGCACGCGTGGGCTCTGGCACGTGGCCCGCTTTGTCGACGGCACGCGTGGCTTGCTGCACTGCCGTCTTGGCCGTCCGGGATGCGCTCTCGGCTGTATTAGCTGCCGACTCAGCCGTCTCAGCGGCGTTGCCCACGGTCACAGCTGTCTGAGCCATGCTGCGCGTGATGTAGCCAAGGGTATTCGTGTACGCATCAGTGGTGCGTTTAAGTTCGGCCTGATGCTCTTCCAACATCTCTTGTCGACGGGCCACAGCCTGAACGTCGCGTATCCAGTAGCCGCCCACAGCACCCGAGGTAAGCAGAATGGCACTCACAGCAAGCGCCTCCACAATGCGAACACCGCGCTTCGCCTTGACCCTGGTTTCATCGCTGAAGAGTTCAGCGAAGCTGCTGTTTGTAGCCACTGATCTCTTTTCGTAGGTCATCGACGGTTGTGGTGAGTTGTCGGACTTGTTCACGTAGCGCTCCTATCTCGTGGACGGCTTCGTTGCGCTCTTTTTGCGCATCGTCCGCTCGCTTCTCTGCCGCCTCTGCGCGACGTTCGGCACGATCGGCGATCTCGGTCAAGCGTTGAATCACATCGACGTTGCCCTGCGCGGTGGCACTCGCCACCTTGTCACTCAACAGGAACCTTCGAAGCAGGTACGCAACGGTCGTGACAGCCGCTATTGCGGAGCCGAACAAACCCCCTGATGTCTTGACGATCTCATTGATGTCGCCCATCACACACTCACATCCATGCACTGACGAAACGCTGCTTTGCGCTCTGCCAAGTGCATCTTCTTCGGCCCGTTGACGCGCTCGGTAACCAGGTCCATATCGCCAATGGAGGCAGGCTCGACGCAGTGCTTGGCGTAGAAGTACCAGCAAGCCGTCATGGCCGCATGCCATGGCTCAGTGACTAGCTTGGGATTATTGACGTAATTAAACCCGAGGGCTTTTCCAGCCATCGAGTAGTTATCCAGCCAGGTCAATTGAATGAGCCCACGGCCCCAAAACCCATCCGGGTAGAGCAAGTGCCCGAGCTTCTCATGGTTGCGTACATAAGGCGCTGCACGTGCTGGATCACTATGGAAGACGCGGGGGAAGATGCCGGCGAGCCTCACAGCATCCTTGTAGTAGAACGACTCTTCAACCGACGACAAGTTGCCTGACTCGACATCCACTGTGGCAATCAACGCGGCCCGCTGCATGGGGGTGCGGATACCGAACAAGGCCATGCCCTCTTCGAGATGCAAGTAGTACTTGCTGGCATCTTCCAGAGATGCGCCCGTGGCTTTGGAAAGTTTCTCAGGCGTCATCAGGTCGTCTCCTATGGTATAGGCCGGATGCTGTTGATTTTAACCGGCAGGGAAAATGCCTGCGGGTGTGCCAGGGGGTCGCGCCACGGTGCTAATACGAAGGTTCTGCATATTGCCGTTGAGATAACCGCCGCTGTTTTGCGTTCCCAAGCGCAAATGATCAGTGTTGCTTAGCAGATTTCCTGTGATGGCTTCATTATCTTGAAGGACGGCTGTGCCTCCAATCTCTTGAACCCAAAACTCGATGACATCACCGCCACCGTCGTTCACTCGACGCAGGGTAATCCAATACCACACGCCAGGGACCACATCGGTTATGCCGGTGAGCGTAATCAAAGTAACGGTTGCATCAAAGCAGAACGCTCCAAACCGAGCGGTTGCATCATGGTAGTAAATCAGGAACGGATAGGTCCCGCTGCCGTTTGCCTTGGCCATGAAAACCTGATTGGCACTTGTCGAGCCCTGGATGCGTGCAGCAAATTCAATCGTCCATTCGTCTGAGCCGAAGTCATTCAATGCTGCGTAGTTGTCCACGGCTGTGTCAGCGGGTTTCCATGAAAGCCATGAAGCGCTCTTCGTGCCCCAAACGTGATTGTCCGTGTCAGCGATGGCAGCTAGAGCCAGGTACGGATTGCTTACCGTGGCAGCATGGGTGCTCAGGTCCACGAGCGGGAAGTCATCCATCGGCATAAATAGAACAACTTGTTCGAAGTCAGGATCGATGGCGTCACGCACCAGGCTGAAGGTATCGAAGTACATGCCGTTCACTGGCGCACGATCAGCAAATGTGGGTGTACCGATGCGCCAATCCTGGTCAGCGGCAACCGGGAAGCTGCCTGTGAATGTTCCTGTGCCGATGCTCACATCGTTGATCAGGAAATCAATCGTGTCGCCGATACGCTTCACTTCGAACGTGACCGTCGCTGCTGTGGTCAATGCGTCGGTGCCGGTGATCAGCACCGATCGTGTGGTCCCGTCGCTGACGACCAGGACAGGACGCGAAAAGCTGTCCGTGGCGATCGCAATCACCGTGCCTGCAGCTGTCGGTGTTGCGTCCTGCACTGACAGGATGTACGCGCCCGTCGAGCCCGCTGACAACCAGGATGTTGCACGAGCCTTGAACTTGAGCCGCCAGTCACCATCGGCAGGAATCCGATTGCCTGCGACGTACGCTGTCTTGAGATAGCCAGCGGCCGGCACGAAGAGCGACGATGCACCTTCGATCACGATGTCTTCGCTGATCTCTACAGCCCCCGCGCCGATGGTCCAGACACTTCCGCCGAGATCGGTAAACGTCGTCGAGCCGTCACCGGCATCGAAGTTCATGCTGATGGCCAGGGTAGGGTCCGCTTCCTCTTCGACATCGCCGAAGACGTACGAAGCTGTGATACCTGGAATCATGGTGCTTCCGTTTGACCAAACACGTCAGCCTCAGCCGTGTCGACGATCTTGACTGTGAAGGTAGCGCCCTGCTTGACAACGAGCGATCCACCACGCGGCGCATTGAGCACAAAGGACCCTACAGGCAGCAATGTGAGGTCCCCTGCGCCGACGTTGCGCCCGTGGTATTCGGCATTCAGTTCGAACGTGTCTGAACTATTGAACGTGTACGACTTGGTGCTCGAATTAGTAAAGCGTGAATAGTTGCCCGAGTTCGCGGACGTGGCACCAAAGGATGAATCCGTGATCTCGACTACTGGCGGCACTGATGCACCGCCACCGCCACCGCCTGCCGCGATCTCTGCCCATGCCGTACCGTCGAATCGATAAGCCTTGTCCTCATCGACAATCCAGACTTCCCATCCTTCCTTCGGCGTGACGAACTTCCATGCAGCTGTCAGGTCGTCGCCTGCCTGCCATACCGCTAGGTGCGTCTCATGCGAGGCCCAGTCACCTGATGATGAAGCTCCAACGATGTACAGCTGGCCACCTGTCGGGGACCCTGGTGGAGCGGTCAAGTCCTTGTCGACGACAACGGGTTGCACGAGCGCATCGAGCAAGCGCAGATTGGCGGACATCTCGTTGTCCCATCCGTCCTCACCAGGGGCGAAGCCCGCGACGATGCCGACGTTAGGAAGGGTTACTGCAGCCATGGTTTCTCCAAATCAATTTCAACCGCCCCAATCGCTACCCCAGTTCGCGCCCCATCCGATAAGCGCACCTGGAATAACTCTCAACGGCATGCGATAGCTCTGCCAGGACTCGAAGCCCCCGCGCATTGAAAACAGTTCAAGCGTTGCGTCCACTGGCGCATCGGCATCGGTAATGCCAAGGCCCGTCATCGCGGTCCATAGCGTGAACGTTGCTGCAGCGTCAGTAATGCCCGTGATCGTGGCTACCACTGTGTCAGCCGCATTGCGCAGACGCAGGCCATAGGTCGTGCCAGCCTCAGGCCCGATGCTTGCGATCTGGTGATCCACGAGCACGTCCGCTTGGGTGATTCGATCTCTATGAGTCCATGAGAGGCTCAGCGCCGTGTTGTCAGGATCAAGCTGATGAGGCAGGTAGAACGCATCGGTCCCGACAAGGACCTTTCCGGGCGGATAGGGGCGCGCAAAGCGTGAATTGAAGGTCAGGGTATTCGGTGGCGCGTTTTCAGGCCCCATCGACCCGCCAGTGGTCTTCATGAGCACCTTGACGCCTACCGTCTCACTAGCCATGTACTCGCGATTGGCGTAGCCCGTTCGATCGTTCAGGAACCAGACCAGGGACCCTGCGGCGTGGCTCGCCGGCACCGTGTCGGCACAGCCTCGAAGGATGGTCACGCTGTCGAGCGTGATCGCCGTGACCTTCACGATCTCGTCATTGATCATCGCGGCCCCGCCGATCGCCGGCAGCAAGCCGTTCTGCGATCGGTAGCTTCCAATAAAGAGGGTATCCGCTGCAGGGTTCACCGAGCCGAGCAAGTTGGCCACGGGGCAAATGAGCCCCGAACCTCGAACGATGTAGTCAACGTTGGCCATCAGGGAATGTATCCGCAATACAGCTGGTCAGCTTCATCGGGAATGTCTTCAACCGTGGGAGCACCGTCGCGTATGGCAATGTCGTAAAGCGAATTGATCGGTTGGCCACGTTCAGCCACGGTGCCCGCATAGGCTGACGCATCCGTGAGCATTGCGAAGTCGGCGGGCCGCATCGCTCGATTGATCAGGAAGTACGGCAACTCGAAAACCTCGTGCTGCCCGATGCATGGTGTGAAGTTCGGAGGAACCCATGTGTTCGGTTGGTCCAAGGTAAAACCTTGGGCCGGGAAGCTGAAGACATCCTGCACGACATCGAAGGTGCACTTGCCATCGGTGAGCGTACCGTCATGTGCTGTACCGATGCGGACCACCATGTCGGGGATGCCGCGAGCCACGTTCTGAATCCTCATCACATCACCCGGCAGCATGTCCGAAGCTCGACGGTCGGTCGTGATCTTGAAGCGGCGCAGACCTTGCGCCATGGCCTTCAGGTCACGCAACGCAACACGCCTGGCCAGGCCCGGTATCGGGAGCCCTAAGTACTCGATGGTCCGGGTATTGAACGCACCCGATTGCAAGCTGGCAAGGTTCTGTTCATTGACCGATCGAATCTCGTTGTAGATCGGGTCTTTGTACTTGACGATCACTTCGTTGATGATCACCGTGGCCGTGTTGACATTCGAGTCACTGATTTCAAGGATGCCGTTCGTGGTGTCCCACAGCTTCAAGCCGCTGCGAATGTAGTCAGCGCGAATCAGCTTGATCTCAAGTAGTGCCGTGCTCCGACTATGACGCAGTGACGCACCAATGTGATTGAGGATGTTCTGAATGAATACTTTGATGTCGTCCTTGCGACTCCATTTCATGCAGAGCCCGAAGCCCTCTTCGTACAACTGTTGAGCAGCATCCTCAAATGAAGCAGTATCGATTCCCGAACGATCCTTGCCGCGACCCCACTCGCGATTCGTCAGGCATTCATAAATCATGTGCGACGGATTCATCGCCCAAATGTTTGCATCAGGCGTCAGCGTCGACTGCCCGAGGTTCGGCTCATAGAAGAACTGGATCGCTACTTCCTGGCCCTCGTAGGCGGGCCGCATGATGTTGATATAGCCGATGCTCGCATTCTCGGGGTCGATGCCTGCCTCTTCGAAGAAGACACCCTGCGGCGAGTAGTCGACATCCATCAGTTCAGTACTGTTCGTCGTGTTGACATCAATGGTCGAGTGATAGCGCCCGCCGTTCGGCGCCGTCACTGCCACCTGTGCAGGCGTACCGATGTCCTGGTCCGCTGCGAAGATGGTCCGCGAACCCGTGATCATCGTCATCGAGCCTGCAGGGGTGTAGAGGTAATTGCAGATTAGTTCTACGCCGTAGTAGTACTCATCGATGATGATCCACGCCGAGCCATCTGGCATGACTTCATCCCACCAATTGCGTACCGTCGCCGGAAAGTCGGGGTTGGCGTTGTAGTAGACGTTGGTGATTCCGTTGACCACGCCGCTCGGTGGAACCACATGGATGCGGACCTTGTTGGTCCAGGTCGTCGGCACTGCCGTATAGGCTTGCGATGCGAGCCCACCGCCACTGATCGAATAGAAGAAGCTGACAGTAAGCTCGAAGCCTTCCCACTTGCCAGGCGCCATGACATCAGCTGTACCGTCAGGCTTGTAGACGACGTTGAAAAACGGTATGGGCACCGCGTCGCCGCCGCCTGCGTAATAAACACTATTTACTGATGCAATTGGACCACCGGGCGGATGGTCAACGTTCATGCTTACACCGTGCACCCGTGGCACTGTCGTCATGATGGTTGCACGGGCCAGTGCTTGCGGCGATGTCGAGCCTTCGGATGCGACCTGGCCATAGAGCGGAATCATCGCGAGTTCGGGCGCCAAGACATCGCCGTCCCATCCTGCCGTTGAGCGGCGCACACGCCAGGACCAGGGCTTCGGGTACGGGTTGACTGCGCTGATCTGGCCGTCGTAGTGGATCGTCAGCTGCCGGCGAAAGCCTGGCACAGGGGTTGGAGCGCACAGCGCCTTCAGCGCATCGCTGGCCACCTGTAGTGGCTCACCGAACATGGCATGAAAGAAGCCGACGATGCCGCCTTCCTTCTTCAGACCACCGAAGAGATTCGGCTGATTGATCGACACCACACCCGATGCCGTCAAAGTGCCTTGCCATGCCAGCTTGCCGCCAACCCGGCATTCGCGCAGCTGGTTGACCGGGCCACGGCCGATGCCCATGTGGATGCCGAACGAATAGATGAAGCCCGCAGACCCCTCCGGTGCGCCGCCGCCTGCCAAATCACTCATCTAGTTCTCCTGCCGCGTCCTGGCGGGCAATCGAGGCAACCATGCGACCAAGCTCATCGCCGGTATTCTCGATGACTTCCACGGGATAGCCTTTGGTGATGAAGGTATTGAAGTCGAGCCCGTGCCGAGCAAACCAGATTCGAGCACCACGGCTGCAAAAATTCGCATTGCGAATGTGCTTCACCGTGACCATGATGTCGCTCATTTTTTGCCCGAGCCAATTGGAATCGGCTCTGTTCGATAGTTCCCATACGTGATCACCAACCAATCTTCGGACCAGCAATCACCGAAGAAGACAGCTTGCGGTGTGCCTTCATCGGCTTGAGGAAAGTCGATCTCTTCAAGCGCTGCAGGCGTTGGTGGCACAGCCTTGGGTGTGAGCACCGCAGTGATCACGATCGATGCGATCATCAAATAGATCGCGGTGTCCCAACCCATCATGGCGCGTACCTCAATTAAAGACGGACTGGCCGTCAAAAGGCGACTTGCCCTTCAACGACGGAGCCCCGCCATAGTTGTCGTAATTGTTGAAGATCACACTGCAGGCATTGACCGTTCGATCGCAGCCAGGATACGCAGTCAGAACAGTTCCGATCGCGATACCTTCGGCCCCACCGAACATCACCAACGTTGAATCAACAGCGTGATCCTCGATGCTACGTCGCTCGATGCCGCGCACCGGGTCGGTCCACTCGACGAATCCGCCACGGTAGTGCCCGAGTCCTTGGCCACCGATCGCCGGCAGCGTCACCACGTTGTCGACAACATTCGTGACAGCCCCGGTGAGAGCAATAGCCGTCTTGTCCACCTTGCACGTCACCGGGTCGTACAGAGCATAGGGGCAGTTCCGCTGCCATCCAAGGCGCAAGCCTTCGCGTTCCATGGTCGCGGAGAACGTCTCGCATGTCAGCTTCGCTGTGCCAGGCTGCAGGACATTGCACTGCGTCACGTCGCCCACGTAGATCGCCCTGATCTCGTCATCGCCTTCGTGGCTCGTGAAGATCGCCACCGACACATCCCGCGAGGGCGGATAGTGCATGTACAGCTGCACAGGCACGATGCTCGTGGTCGTCGTGATGTTCAACGAGTCGGTGACAGCATCCCCGGTTTGCCTGATACCGTCGTCGGCGATCGGCACTGCTATCCACAACTGGCCCGCCTTCTCGATGTCCTCGTCAGCTGACGTGTAGCGCCAGGTCTTGTCATTGAGGCTGAATCGATAGAGATAGATTGGCCTGCCGTCTTCGAGGGAGAACTCTAGGGATGCGTATGACATGGCTTAGACCAGTTCGAATTGCATGCGCAAGTTCTTGTTCATGCCGATGTTCTTCAGCTTGGTCCCTGGAAACAGGTCCGTGCGCAAAGCCCGCTCGATAAGGAAGCGATCGCGTTGCTGCCGGTAGTAGAGCGTACTGCCACGGAGGTATGCGAGGATCATGTCTGACGTGTCGACAGACAAGGCCCGCTTGTCGTCCAGTGCCATCTTCGGATTCACTGCAGCTTCGAACGTGGTCGTCACGCGAGCGCTCACGGTCGAGTCGTACCAACGCAGCTTCAGAACACCGTTGGCGATGTACCCCACGGACCAGCGCATGTTCTGATCGAAGGCCAGGGATATCTCGGTGATCTGCGATTCGCTGAACAGCAGCGTCGGCGACGGGTCACCTTCACCGAGCACGTACACGTTCACATCTTCGAGGTACACGCGCCAGTTCTTGACCTGCAGACCTTGCGACGTATCGAGCAACGCAATGCCGCCACGTTCGTAGTCGACGATCGGCGTGGTAACGCGATCATCCGGCGAGACGAAGAGCCCGCCGAAGCCGATCGATGACGTGACGTTATCGGGCAGCATGATCAAGCGTGGCGAGCCCACGAGTACTCATACCCGATGGTCAACACCTTGGTAGCGTCCTTCGGAATCTTGGCGCTGAATTCGAATTGGAACTTCGAGCCCATGTTTGTCTGCATCGCAATCGTTTTGATGCCGCCGCCATCGAGATTGCCTTGAAGCAAGCCCCACGCTGCAGTACCAGTGCGCTTCAGGCTGTTATTCGAATAAGTGGCATTGGTTCCACTGGCGCCATCCGATTGCGTACCTGACGGGTCCTGGATCACCGTACCAGCTGCACCGGAGTATGGCGTGAGCACTGGCGCATTGGTCGATCCATATACAAGCGTAGTGTACGGACTCCATTCGCTATTGGCCTGGCAGGCACGACCCGTGACACCGTAGGTCACGCCAGCAATGACAAGATCGAAAGTCACATCGGCTGTCGGCGCATAGTTGCGCAACTCGTACGTGACATCGAGCACTTCATCGGCGAGCACGGTGATCGTTGTTGGATCGCCTTCGGCATCGCGCACGAGCGCACGACTGAAGAGCGTTGCGCCAGTGGTTGCCCAACCGATACCGACTTCGGACACGTTGCCTGTGGCTGCGCCTGCCCCGAAGCGATAGGTGAACCTGATCCATCCGTACCACGGTGCCGATGCTGAGTGACCGTTGTTCTGTGCTTGAAGGGTTCCTGTCACGCCGATCTGCGACACCAACGATGTGTCGCCGTTCGCTGGCGGCGTTGAGCCCGAGCCCACACGACAATTGTTGTAGACAGAGCCAGTGCCGAGTCTGTTGAGGCCAATCGTGGTGATAAGGTTGTCAAACCAATCGGCCAATACGCGTTCTGAAATCACTTCACCGTTGGCATCGAGCTTCTTTGCCACCATGGTGTAGCGGCCGGCCAGTTCCATCGGCAGTATCAAATTCTTCATGTCAAAGTTCCTTCAGTGAGCGTGGCCACCACTGCGATTTCGTCAGCGGGGTCAATGATATGCGTGATCAACAAAACTATAAGTGACCCACTGGTGAGAGTTCCAAAGTCATCTATTGAATCGAAACCTGCATCCCCGGTAAGCAGCAATGTAACCAGTGCGCCGCTTGTCAGCAGACCTTCGAAATCCATCTCATCAAAGCCTGCATCACCTGAAAGCAACACGGTATTCAACGTGCCCTCTGTGAAGACACCCATGCAATCCATGCTGTCATTCCATGCAGGCGGGAAGCGCAAATCAGACACGGTAAGCACTGCGCCCATCGTCATCTCATCGATGTTCTGCAACGGATATGGACGACTCGTAACCCAACACTCGATTGGCGGCATGCCTTCGACGACATTGGACTTGACCACCACTGCGGCCTTGGCACCCTTGCCACTGTCGGTGACATGCAGGATTTCAAACGAGTCCTGATCGAAGCGTGACGGCACGATGAAGGAGATGCGATCGATCTCGCGCTTCAGGATCGGCGGCATGTCGGATGCCAGAGTGAAGCGTTCCGCGACCTGGTTGTATGGCGCAACGTCGTTCAGGACAGGCTCGATGCCGATGATGTCTCGATAGATCGTCGGCCTGCCGTCTTTGAAGACCACAGAGATGATTCGGCGAGCTTCCTGAGGGTCAGGCATGTACGCATTGAATCCGTTCACCACAGCGTCGAATATGTCGCCGCTCAGGTCATCGAGAGGGATGATGTCTCGCGTGAAGCTCGGTACATAGAAGCGACGGACCTTGCCCCTGGCCTGATACAGGAAAGATCGAAACCTGCCGATCTCCGCATGCCCGTACATCGTCAAGGCGAGCGACGTGCTGATCTGCGCTCGGTTGCCGGGGTCGGTCACTTCAACCACGCCGGCATCCATGTCCAGGATATAGGCGCTGCGTTCGTAGCTGAATTCGATCTCGGTGGCGCGATCGGGAACGAATCTCCACAGCGGCGAACAGTAGCCCCACGATGCCGTGAAACGCGAGTCCGCATCGCTCAAGCTGAATCGAATCTGCGCCTTGCCCACGCGATCGCTTGCGTTGCCCAAGGACATCGGGTCCAGGATGCGGGCCACACGCAACGGCGTGATGCGTGAGCCCACGGGCCACGTGCCAACGTCATCGAGTGACCCGAGCGTGATCCTGTCGTTGCCCGTGTTGACCGTGAGCACCGTGAGCACTGCGAAGCGCTCGCCAGCGGTGATGAGCACCAGGTCATCGACATGGAACTCTCGATGTACCAACGTGCTCGTGGGGAACTGCACATAGGCGCCGGGCTCGCCGAGCTTGAATTGATCGTGCCACAGGGGCACAAGAAACTTGTTGCGCCCCATGCCTGCGGCGAAGAGATCGATACGTGAACGTTCGCTGTCGGCACGCAAAAAGGATACTTCGAACGAACGTCGTGGAAACCTGCGTGAGGCCCGACGTTGCTCGACGGCTTGCTCACTGGACATCAGGTCCGTCTTGAACTCAAGCCGTTCAAGGATGCCGTCTTTCCAGTTAGGGCTCAGCGTGAAGACGCGCAGCGACCTGTTTGGATCAGCGGGAGCCGTCGCCGGCCAGGACCAGGTTGCCATGTCGTTACTTCATCATTTGCTTGACCGAGGCACGATTGCGTTTCAGCATGACCAATTGTGCCCGCTCACCTTCAGCTGACATCATGGCTTCAGGAACGCCAGCGCGATCATCCACGAGAACAAAACGGTTGTCGGGGATGTCGACATTCATCTTGCGACCACCGTTCAGCACGTTGTCTGGATTGTTGCGATCAAGAACCTCTTCACCCTTTTGCAGGATCGTCGGCACTTCATTGCTTTTGAGTCCAGGCAAACCTCCCTCGTGGAAGCGCGGAGCATTGGCGAAGAGAGACATATCGACTTTGCGATACGTGCCAGTGCTGCGACCCACCACGCCGCCGCTGTGCTGCGTAGAAACTCTGCCGCCCGCTGCAACCGCGGCCTGGCCCAATACACCACCGCTGCTTGCGATGGCATTGAGAATAAGTTGCTTGGCGATAGCCTTGCTGATCTCAAACAGGAAGCTCGCAACGAAGCTCACCACCGTGCCACCGAGTTGCCTGAATGCATCGCCGGCAGACTTCGCATTGGTTGCGATGTCCGTAAGTGATTGAGCCAACGCGTTGAAGCTCTGATCGATGCCAGATGTCATGAAGTTGCTGAGAGTCTTGCCCATCAGATCGAGTTCAGGCAATGCGTTCGCGGTCTGAGTGCGCAGCAATTGCACGCGAGCAATCTGCGCATCGAGCGCTGCGATCTGTTCAACATTCAATGTGTTGTTGAGAATCCCTTCAGCCCTTTGAACTTCGAGCCTGGCTTGCATCACTTGAGTCAATTCGAGAATCTTCGCCTTGTACTCATCGGCGTTGTCATTGACCCGCTTCGCGTAGTCGTCTTCGCTGATCACACGCAATTCGAGTTGAGCCTTGAAGATAGCTTCAGCTGCAGTGCGCTTGGCCACCAGGGAGTTGATTTCGTCTTCCTGTGCCTTGTTTAGAGCCTCATCAGCCTTGCGTGGGCTCGCCACAGCTGCGGCCGTCGCGGTCGTGGTCTTCGTTTTGATCTCGGCTTGATCGGTGAGCGACAGCAAGCCTTTCTTCGCATCGACAACACCATCGGCAAATCGTTGAAGGTTGTCCGCAGCCTTGGTGATCGCGCCATCGGCAACGCGATTGATCTCTGCGGTGTTCTTCAGAAAGTCCTCTTGCGAAGTCAAGCCAGCGTCGTACTTGATCTTCTCTTGTTCAAGACCGGCCTGGCGCAATTTGGTTTGATCTTCGAGTTCCTTTTCGAGCCGCTTGACTTCTTCGAGCGTGACCTTTTGCTCTTCGACTGATTGCAATTGCTTGATATAGATATCAAGCTTTGCAGAGGCCGCAACAGCTGCATCCTTGTCCAGGGTGCTCAACGTGGCGATCGACTTCTTCAGCTTGTCATAGGAGTGCGCGATAGCATCCAAGCGGGTCTTCTTCCGCTCATCGAAGGTCGCGTTCTGGTCAAGCTTCACTTCGGCCTTTGCAAGGTCGTCCTGAATCTTCAGCAAGGCATTCTTGACTTCTTCCTTGACCGTGACTTCTTTCTTGGCTGCAGAGGCGCCGCTCTTCTCGTGCTCCGTGTTGTAGCGAATCTGATCGGCCAATAGTGCTTGCTTTTCCTGAGCATCAACTTGCTTCAGCAGTTCGGACTTCTTCGTCGCGTCCTTGATATCTTTGTTGATGCCTTCACGCGTGAGATTGAAGCCTTCTTTGATGATGTCGGCCCTGTCGCCGAGTTCGTCCTTGGCTGCACGCTTGCGAGCGGACTTGAGTTCCTTGTCGGCCTTCTCTTGATCCTTTTTCAGCTTCTCCTGCGTACGCTTAAAAACTGCCTCTTCGTTGCTGAAGCCACCGCCAGGATCAGGCGTGAGCCCTTCGGTCGGCATGCCAACGTTGTCGAGCTTCTTTCGATTGACCGTGCCGCTTGCTGCGCCTGCCACTGCACCGAATGTCCGGGCCGATTCCGCCCTGGACTTTTCCAAGTGGTCGAAGGCTTTGGTGACAAGCTCGATACCCTTCAACAGGCTGTACATGAAGGGAATCATCATCGCCGCCCGCTTCAAGCGACCAATGAACGTGTCAATGCCATCGGCACCCCTGGTGGCACTATCACCAACGGCAACCAGGCTGAAGCCCATAGCAGTCAGCAGTCCCGTCAATTGAGTGGTCAGTGCGATCAACGGCCCGAGAGTTTCGATCAGCAACACGATGCCTCGATAAGCCACAAACAACCAGCGACCAACCGTCAAGCCAATGAGCAACGCGAAACCTATCTTGATTTCCTCAAGATGATCAATCAGGAAACCGATGACATCGACAACAGCTTGGAACGCCGTGGCCAGGTCCTTCGCGAGCTTGGTCCCTTGTTCGCTGGCCAGGAATGCCGTGATCTTGTTGAGTAGCTCCGTCCAGGCGTCGGCGAATCCACTGCGGGCAATCAAATCCTGAAAGCGCAATGTCTCGTTGGCGAAGCGAGCTTGCGCAATGGCCAGGGCTTGCACTTGCATGCTCGCGCCCTGATAGTCCGTTGCCAGCGTGCGAGCGAAGTCAATGAAGGCTACTGACGCGACTTCGTTCTTCTCCATGAGCTTGCCAAGCTCTTCGGTCGTCTTGCCGATCGACTTGGCGAACAGAACAAACGCGCCTGGCAGCCTGTCGCCCAATTGGCCACGAAGCTCTTCGGCCTGGATTGAGCCCTTGGAAAAACCTTGTTCAACCGCCTTCAACACGCCTTCGAAGTCACTGGCACTGAGCCCCGCGCTGCGGCCGGCGATCGCCAATTGCTCGAAGATGAATCGCGTTTGATCGACAGTCAGGCCCGTCGCCTTCGCAGCAATCGCGAACTTCGCATAGGCAGGCGCAGCCTCGCGCAACGAGATGCCAATCCTGTCAGCTGCAGCTGAGAGGTAGGTGAACTCCGCAGCTGCTTTCTGTGCATCGCCGCCTGAAGCGATCGTCAGCTGCGATTGAATCTTGTTGATGGTGTTGAACGAATCCAGGGCACTCTTGCCGAGATCGATCGCACCTTGCAAGCCGACGTACGCCGCTGCCAGGGCAAGCAGTTCGCCCTTCAGGCGTTGCGTCATCGAGAGCGTGGTCCGGCCACCTTCGAAGAATTTGAACGTACTCTTGCCTGCGCCTTCAGCTGCAGCACCATACTTTTTATAAGCACTTTCCAACGTGCCGATTGCGCCCACCGCTCGATTCGTCTGATCAATCAGCCGCGTCTCTGCAGCTGCCAGGTTGTTCGTGTCAACGCCTGCAGCTTTCAAGGACGCCTGCAGGTCCCTGGTGATCGTCGATTGTTGTGCCAGTCCGGCAGCTGCGGATTTCAGCGTTGCTTGTGCCGTCGCGAGTTGCCTGCCGAGTTCGGCCGCATCGCCACCACCGGCACGCATCGCCGTGGTCAATGTCCGCAATGCGACTTGAGCCTGAGCGTACGCGGCCGACGATTCTTTCAGGACGGCTTGCTGGCGCTTGAAGGCGTCGATTTGAGCCGCGATGCCCTCTGCCCCCTTCATCGAGGCGTTCAGAGCCGCCATCGTTGTTCTAAGGTCTTTGACAGGCCCATTGATGGCGTTGACCTGAGATACCAGTCTGTCGAGCCCCGATGTCAGGCCATCGAGTGAACCATTCGCGGCCTTGGCAGGGTCGATGATCGCCGCCAGCTGCGCCGCGAGATCACCACCTTTGACGGATGCCACCGATCGCGCCAGCGTGACATAACCCTTTGCTGCCGCGTCGGCCTGGTCGGCGGACTTGCGCATCGAGGCGTTCAATGCGTCCTGTGCATTGCGAGCATCGAGGTTGGCCTTGGCAACGTTCAGGACGTTGCGAGCGTTCTTCTCTTGGGCATCGGTCGCGGCCTTGGCTGCATCAGTGATGACCTTTTGCGCAGCTGCGTCCTCCTGAGCCCACTTGAGTTTTTGAGCAGCAACGCGTTCTTCAGTCGCAGCGAATGCACGAATATCCGCTTCGATCGTGCTTAAGGCTTGCTCCTGACGTTCAAGTGCAGCATTTCCCACAGCAACGCCATTAGCCATGCGCTGTTGCGCACTCGCCAATTGGTCTGCAGCAATTCCATTTTCTTTAAGAGACGCGCCTGTTCGGTCGAGCCTATTTTGCGCTTGGGTCTGTGCCTTGTCGGCTTGCGTGACAGCCGATGCAAGGGAGCGTACTGCTTTGGCTTGAGCCTCAGTCTTCTTCTCGATGCCTTCGAGTGACTTGGCATATTCAAGCTGCTTGGTGCGAGCCTCATCAGCTGCACGCTTGGCTTCATCGAGAGCTTTGGCTTGTTCCTCGTAGAGCTTGACCAGAGCGCTTTGCTTGATCAGCTTTTCAACAGCGCTCTCGATTTTCTTGTAGCTGGCTTCGAGTTCGCGAGCGGATGATTCACCGCGCTTGGCTGCACCGAGTTGCGCGTCCTGAGCCTTGGTAAGGTTGTCGAGTGCCTTGGTTACCTCGTCCAGGGTCTTCGTGCTGTAGTCCCTGGCCCTTACTCGTAGCTCAACGTCTTTCGAATCAGTTGCCATCTCGCATTGCCTTCAACTGTTTGTTTAAATTCGTCACCCCTTTGCCCTTGGGTGACATGATGGCAACCATCGCCGAATGCATCAATGTTACTTCGGTGGCGATGCGCTGATTAATCCTTTCACGAATGATCTGCGCTTCATACCAAACCTTCGCCAGCGCATAACGATTTGCATATCGATGCCCTTCGCTCAGCAAGAGACTGACAGCCACTCGCAAGTTGCGATAGAACAGTTCCGCCCGCGTTAGGTGCGAGAGCCTGTCATCGTCTGGTTGGGGGCGACCATCCTGACTAGTTCGCTCAAGCTCTCGAACAATTTTTTTGGCCCGCCTGCCTCCGCAAACGTGAGCCGCCCGATGACCTTCAACGCAGCCACTTGCGTAGGCATGCTTAGGGCTCGCGCCTTGTCGACGACATCAGGCTCATCCGAGGCAATTGCAATCAGGTTCCCGACCAGTCCGGGTGCTTCCTTGGCCAATGCGATCGTGTACTGAGCAAACGCAGCCACGGCCGCATCACCTTTGATTCCGGCCGAATAAATGGCGATCAGCTTGTCCAGGTCCTGTGCATGGTTCTGCATCAGTAGCGAGATGTCATCCAAAGAAAGGCCCCTTACGATGAAGGAGCCTCCTGTGAAAGCGACTTCTTCGCGTTGCGGCGAATAGTCAGCTAATGGCATTACACAGTCCGGCGTTCAGCATAGACGCGCTCGGTCGTGGCATCGAGTTTCAGCACTTCGAACGAGAACGGAATCTGCATCCATTCGTCGCTCTTCAGTGCGAAGTCGCCATTGGCCGACAGCTTGACGTAGGGCCAGAAGTAGTCGGTCTGCGATCCCACGGGATTCGCCGAGATGAAGCGCAGCGCACCGCGCACTTCGGTCCCGCTGCCAATAATTTGGGTACGAGTGCTGCCGGCGATGTTGTACGTGAAGATCACTGGATCGGTATCATCGATGTCGGGGGAATCCAGTTCGATATAGACGCGGCCCAAGTCGAGATCAGCTTCGTAGTTGTTCGGCTGCGCGATCGTGACGACACCCACCTTTACAACCAGGGTCGTGATGTCGCGGGCGCCTGTCGGGTTGGCTTCGTTGACACCGAGTTGCACGTAGCGGCCCCTGACGTTAGCGACCGTTTCTGTCAGGGCCGTCGCCGGGGCGATCACGACTTCGCCAACAGCGCCGCCGAAGAACATGGCGACGTTCTCAGGCGAGATGTGATCGGTGACCAGGGTGCCGGTGATGTTCTTTTCGATCGTGACCGATTCATCCTTGACGTTCAATCCCGAGTCCGCATCGAAGTGATCGAGCGTGCTTTCGTCGGATGACGTAGAGAGTTCTGGCGTATTGCCAAGGTAGCGCTCGGGTCCTGCGATTTTGGTGCCTTCAGCGAAGGCCGCAAAATAGACGCGACCCTTACCAACAACGTAGTCTTTGCCTTCGGTTGCCATGTTGATTTCCTCAGAGGTTGAAACGATTTACAAGTGAAGCGTCACGGTGAGACTTGAGTGTACGGCTCACCAATCAGCGTCGCGATTCCAACCCGCAGGGGTAGGAAGAAGAAGGCGGCAGCTGACGACTTGTCGTCTGCCTGCCTTATCACTGGCGCGAAGATTTCCACGCTCGTGATGAGTTTGCCAAGCAAGTAGTTATCGGGATACTTCGGCAGTCCTGAGTTCGACTTGACGGCATTGATTCGACTTAAGAGCACTTCGGTCGCGGCATAAAAATAGTACGCCTGATCAGTCGCATGAACCTCTTCCACGCCAGCTTCGCATATGCCTTGGATCAGCAGTGTCCAACCATACTTCGTATAGCGATTCTCTTCAGCTCCAAACGTCGAGATGTCCGATGCAGGCGATTCCATGATCGAGATGATCGGCCAAGGCTTGCTCTCATCACCGAGCAAATTGCGGCCACGAAACACAGCACCAGCTGTCTTGAAGGTCTGATCATCGTACTCGTACTCAACGCCTTCAAGCAACGCTGTCAGACGCTCCAGAATCAACAGGCGAGTTGGTATTTGGCTCATGAGAGTCGTTCGAACTGTCGAAGGAATTCCACCGACACGAGTTTGAGAACTGTGGGGCCAGTGTCTTCAGCTACGTCCCTGAATACCTGGTCAACCGATGGACCATAGAGCAACGCGACGGTATGTGCTTGGTTCAACCAGGCTTGGTGCGCCGTTTTCTTGCCCTTCAAACTATCACCTGGACGTACCCTCACAGCCAAGCCGATGTTGAAGTTGTCTTCGGTGATGCTCTTCGCACCGGCCTTCAGGCGAACCAACCATGCGTTACGCAGGTAGGTCGCCCCGCCATTGCGTACCGTGACCTTCACAGTGCGCCCGCGTGCCGAACCGAGGGGTGTACCAGGGGCAACGAATCTTGCGAGGCTGGTGGCCCGTTTGCGGCCCACGATGATGCCTTCCAAATCCTCTTCCTTGGCCAGCTTCGAAACCCGCAGGCGATCGCCGTTCAAGTAGCCCTTCGGGAAGTTGATTTCCCGGTACATCTGATCCTTGATCGCCTTCATGCCGCCGCGATTGATCACGGTGTTGATGGCCAGTCGGGCAGCACGCTTGGTCAGGTCAGGAAGATGCTTGAAATACTCGGCGGCATCCTTGACGCCTTCAATGTCAACGTACGTTGTCATGACGACACCGTTGGAACGCTGATGTTCCAAATCTCGTTGATCGGACCTACGTCTGGTTCTTGAGAGTCCAGGACTAGAACAACACCGTTATTCAATGCATCGGTGAGCGTGACCCGCCCACCGCGTTGCAGAACGATGCTCTTCAAGGCCAGTTCTTCTTTGTTGAAAAACACGCGATTGACACCCTCGATGATGTCGGAATATCCGTCATCACTAATGTTGCCACGCAAGGCAATGCGGTTATGCCAACGCACGGAAATCTTGGTTTCGCCACTCGCCGAGCGATGGCTATAGACAGCGTTCTCGCCGAAGGTGGAATGCACCACGCGGCGAGCTTGAGCCATGATTTCCGTGATTGACATTTCGCTTTACAGGTCGGCAGCGCTGGTCTTGGCGGCAGGCTTCGGCGTGACGTTGCCCTTCTCGGCAGCTGCGTCGGCCTTGGCCTTCTCGTCCTTGGCCTTCTCTGCAGCGGCAACGGCCTTGGCCTTTTCTTCCTCTTCGGTTGCTGCAGCTTGCTGCGCGAGCAACTTGTCTTCGATGACGATCTTGCGCAACGAGTTCGGTGACGAAGCCTCGATGTCCTTCAGTTCGTCGGCAGTGAAATCGAATTCCGTTCCGATCTGCAGACGCTTTTGCTTGCCGTCGCGTTGAATGATGACGGACTTGACTGGGATGCGCTTGGGCATGATTGAATCTCCGGTGAAGTGAACGATAAGCCGCCGCAGCGGCCCGCAAAGAATCAGGCTACCTTGACTGAGAACGTGGCATTCGGGTTCTTGGGAACCATCAGCGGCGCCGACTGCGAAAGCAGCATTTCAGCTGAAGGGTTCGGCTGACGCCAGTTCTTCAGGAAGTACTCCAACGGACGATAGCCCGCTTCGGCATCCATGATCGCGCCATAGCAGCGCACACCCTGGACATCCTGCGACACACCAACCACGGTGTTCTGATCAAGGAAGTACTGAGTCGTGCCATCCTCAGCACTGATGTACTTCGAAGTGTCCACGAAGACATCGATTGCACCTTGACCGTTCGCGCCAGCGATGCGACCCATGTACTCCTGACCACCTTGGTAGTCATCGGCGATAAGGGTCACAGCCACTTGTCGACCACCGAATTGATTGTTCATCAATTCCTTCAGGTCAACGCGTTGCGTGAACAGTTCCCAAGCGTTTGCGCCGAAGACGTGTTTGCTGATGCGAGCCCCGCTCAGATCGTTCGCTGCCAGGCGCAAGTCCTTCAGCGTGGCCAGCGGGTCACCCGTGCTCACGTCCCACTTCGCAGCGCCCGCGAGGACGGCTGTCAGCGTTGCGTCGCGACGGAAATCCACCAGGGTCGCCGGGTAGTCTTCGCCGGAGATCGTCACTTCACCATCGATGATCGCACGCGAAGCAAGCCACTCGTTCGTGTTCTGGAACTTCACGCGAGCCTTGCGCAGGAGTTCCGCGATCACGGCATCGCGACGTTGAGAGATCGACAGCGATCCACCGAACGATTCGCCAGGCATGCGCGAGATGTGCATTTGCGGATTCACCACGTCGAGAATCTTGACGTAGGCCGGTGCCAGCGCAACAGCGGTGTAGCCATCGAGCTTTTGCGGACGACCTTGCATCGTCGGGATAACGAACGGCGCAAGCCCGCGATCATCGCCCTGGACCTTCTCGAAATAAATCTCGGGAGTGTCGAAGTTGATTTGACGGTTGAAGAGCGTCAGCCAGAACGGGGGCGACGGGGTTTTCTGCGTACGCATCACTGCGTCGAGTGTCAGAAGATCGTAGAGATCGAATGCCATGGTTTATATCTCCGAGAGTTGAGGGTGCTTATCCGAACTCAAGCGCTCGGGGGTTTGGCGTGACCGATTTGCAGCGGCCCGTTGCCCATGAGTGACTTGCGCAGCGCGAACGTATTCACACCTGCCGGCCACACGATCATGTTGTGGTTGAACTTGCCTGCGGTGTAGTACATCGCACGCTGGCCCGAGAGCACCGCCACTTGAGCAATGGCCAGCTTGCGCAGCGCATCACCCGTGTGCGTGGCCACCACGTAGGGTGTGACCCCGGTGTCGGTGATCACGATCAGTTGGTACTTGGCGATGTTCGCCAGTGCCGGTGCCGAGTCGGTGCCGATATCGTCCTGGCCGACGATGAAGCCTTCGATGCCAGCAACGGTTGTTTCGTCGCTGTAAGCTGCCAGTTGCGGGTATGAGCCTGCCATATTCGATTCTCCTGAGAGGTTGACTTACTTGACAGCCGCGAGCTTGCGACCCGTTGCCAGTTCTTGATTCGCGAGGATGCGTTGCGCAGGGGTTTGCCCGTCGCCGCCCGCGCCGCCACCGTTGGCGCCGACATTCGGATTCGCCGTGTTATCCATGGCCTGATTGAACGCTGCACCTGCGGCAGCGGCCGGCGCTTCGGCGGCAGCGACCTTCAGCATCGCCTTGGCATCATCGACAGACATGTCGGTGTTGAGAGCCAAGTGGTTCGCCAGAGCGCTTTTGCCCTTGGCTTCCTCGCAATTGAGGATGCCTTGCACGCGAGCGCGTTCAGCAGTCTTCGCCGTGGCGGATGCCGTGGCGGATGCATCGGCGATGGCCTTTGCGTTTGCAGCAGCTTGCGCGTCAGCTGCGTCCTTGGATGCCTGGTCGGTTGCACCCGGCTGCGCTTTTGTATCGGACATTTCGTCGTCTTTCCTTGCAGTGGTTGAAGTCGAGCCGGATAGCTCGTCGAATAACACCTGCATCGCCTGTGAAGGCGTTGCAATGGCGTCGATGAGGCCAAGCGACAAAGCGTCGTCGGCGTCATAACAACGGGCTTCGGTGTCTCGCACCTTGGCCGCGTCAATGTTCCTGTGCGATGCGATAAGCGCAACGAACTTTCCGCCCGTCTTATCGACATTCTTTTGAATGGATTTTTTGGCATCGGCAGACAGCGCTTCGTAGGGATTGCCGTCGACCTTGTGATCACCAAAATGAATAAACGTGATCTTGATTCCAATATCCGTCAGCAGCTTCGAGAAGTCCATGTGCATCGCCACTACACCAACGGAGCCTGCCCCGCCACTGGGGGTCATGACCACCTTCGATGCCGCTGAAGCCAGGGCGTAGCCCGCGCTGTATGCGTTGGAATCAATCAAGGACATGCTTGGCTTCACCGCCGCAGCCTGACTCATCTCAGCGGCGAGTTCAAAGCAGCCTGCAGCTTCCCCACCGTTGCTGTTCACGTCGTAGACAATCGCCTTCACGTCATCATCAGCCATGGCTTGAGCCAGCTGACGACGAATGAAGTTGTACCCCGTGATGAATCCATAAGATTGCCCGAAGCGATTGATCAACGTTCCTTGAATCGGAATAATGGCCACACCGTCAGCGAAGGCGAAAGGTTTGCTTTGCTCTCTTTGACTGAAGCCAAAGGACTCGCACATCTCGCCAAGGCGGGCCTGAAACTTCACCTGAGCTTCAACAGGATCGGTCATCGCCATATCGCGAAGGTCTTGTGCAAATCCTGAATACGCCGGTGACAGCGCCACAGCTTGAAGATGCATCCGCGAGAGTGCGGCGCGGGCAGCGATATCGCTCATAGTTCGTCGTCCTGGTTGTCGGCAGCGTTATTCGGAGCCGCAACCGCAGGTTTCGCGGCAGACGGGCCGATCTTGTCTTCGAGCCCGAGCGTCTTCAGCATTGCGACTTCACGAGCCCGTTGCTCCAAGATCGTTCGCCAGTCTTCGCCCAATCGGGCGCATTCTGCCTCAAGCGTAGAAAAGCCGTTTGTGATGCGAAGGGCCGCAGCCTCGGTTTCCTTCTTCTCATCGATCTGGCCACGAGATGCGCCGATCCATGAGCCCTTCAAGAGAGCCTCACGCATCAAAGGATCGTAGAAGATGTCCTTGGTCTTACCTGGGGGCAACGGCACACGGTCGTTGTTGATCTCTTCTTCGAACCAAAGCGAATAAACCGAATTGGCCAGGCGATCGGCAACCTGCTTCTTCCGCGACTGCATGTACTTCCACGTCTCAGCCATCGAGGCGCGAGCGCTTGAGTAGTTCGTCTTCGTGTAATCACGACTGAATTGTTCATAAGAGAGCCCAAGCCCTGCAGCTGTGTGACGCAAAAGTGATTCTTCGAAACCATCACCCACGCCGCCAGGAGAACCAAGCGGCTTCATCGACAGCTTGGTCCCTGGAAACAAGTGCGGCATCTTCACGCCATCGACGTTGATGTTCTTGGCGCCGTCGCTGTACTGGCTCAACGCAGTCATGTACTCGCCGAGCAATGACGCAAACCCGGTCTGTCCAGCACCCATCGATGCGAAGACGACATCGCTCGGGAGATCGGATTCGATCGCCGCCGCATAGCTGGCCTGGACCACGGCGTTCTGTAGTGTCACGTCCTGGAACTTCTTCGTCATGTGCATTTGCTTCAGCACAGACACCATGTCGGCCACGCCGCGAGTTTGATCAGCCTGCAATGGATCGGTGATATGGATCACCATGCGCCGGCCCCACGGCTTGCGAGCCTCGACGCGACGAAACTCGGTGCGTCGTGGATCGAAGATTTCGCCAGGGTGCACCACGCGAATCCAATAGGCGATCGGCGCACCGTAGATGTCATGCTCGACACCACGGCGCAGCTTGGTATCGTCAGGCAAGCCATCAGGATTCGAGAGCCGTGACGGCGACACCATTTGAAGAGCCGTAGAGAATGGGCGCCCGCCGCCGCGTAGCCACTCTGCGGTAGCCAGGACTTCACCGGTCATCACAAAGCCGCCAATCGCGAGGCGAATCAGTCCCGTGAGGGTCATCGAGCCACCAGCGTCAAACCAGCAATCGAGCGAATCAGCGTACAGGTTGAAGCGCGATTCCATTTGCAGCTGAAACGCTTCGGCCCATTCCTTCGTTGCGCCAAGCGTTTTCCAGTCGGGTTGCGCATTGAATCGGTACTGTGCACCGACAATCGAATCCCTGTGGATATTGACAGCACCCGTCGCATAGCCGTCGTTCTGCACCGACTCGCGCCCGCGAGCATCAATGGTGTCCTTGACGGAATTAATTTGCCTATCGGGGGAGACGATGCCGGGGTTCCACGAGAACATCTCTCGATTCAGAACCTCAGCCCCTTCGAGTGCGCCGCCCATCGCACGTTGCTGGACGGGCGCCAGCACTGTCGATGTGGGCACTAAATTGAGGGTGCTCATCTCAGAAAATGAATCGAGCTGGACCTGAAGGAATACCCGTTGCGCAGCCCAGTTCGGCTTCAAGCGCCTGGATATATCCGTAGAGGTTTTGCTTGTTGGCTGCGGCGTATTCAACGCGGGAACCATTCTGATCGACCACCACGCGGGGCATGCCGCCCGTGTGCAATTGATGGTATGCGACACGCGCTTGCGCGAGCATCTCTGCCTTGGTCATTGTTGTCCTTTAGGCAAGGGCTTTGCCGAAGCTCGAAAAATCGTACGCGGATTTTAGGGTATTTGAGAATTTAGGAGATTCTGCGGGCGCCCGCACCAGATCATTCGGGGCTCCATCGGCCCAATCTGCCGCCCAAGTTGGCGGATTCGACCAGTCCAAATGCTCGACTTTGATCAATTCTGAAATGCAGAGCCCAAGTGCGTAATAGCTCAAATCCCAGTTCTCGTTACGATGGCCAGCGGGGTTCGTCCAGCCCTTGATAGTGCGAACTTCCGTACACAGTTCGGCGTAGAACTTGTCATCCATCCAAGAAGGGGTTCTGTACATTCCCTTGCCTGGCTGCACCACATCGAGCCTCCCATTCAGGTCATCTTTCAACAGGTTGGAATTGAGCAAGAGGACGGGCACGTCACCCTTCGCAATGGCTTTCTTGTCCCGCTGGTTTGAATCGGGATAGCTGATACGGCAACGTGGTTGTCCCGGCGAAGGATCGCCCTTGATCAGAATGAAGCGGCGATGCTGGTTCTTGGCTCGAAGCCCCCGATAGTAGTCATAGGCTTTGCTGGTCACGCCTTCCTTGCCACCTGAGTCGCAGCCAACGAACTTCAACCCCATCATCCGCCCGCTGTCGTCGTCGAGCGGGTACTCCTTCGACAGCACTTGCTCTGTCAATTCATCCCAATCCTCTAGATAACTGGCAGGCTTCACCCACAAGCGCTCACCGTCATCGTCTGTTCGCTTCGACTTTCGAACATCGAAACGATCGACCACCACCGTGTCGAATGGCCTACCTGCCAGAACGCCAGTCACCAGGACAACCCACATGTTTTGCTGCACGTCGACCGTGGCCACCAGGAAGCGCACGCCTGTGGGAACATGGCGCTCGCGCAAGTGCTCAGCCCGCGACTTCAGCGTCTCAGGCAGACGCAAGTCATCGAGGTTTTTGTCGTAGAAAGGTTCACCCAAGTCGTTGTTGTAGAACTTCCTGAGAGCCTCTTGAGAACCTGTGCGCTCGTACTCATCATTGGCGTCCAGATAGAGCGCTACGAGCTTCTTCCAGTTCGTAAACACAGCTGCCAGGCCGCGCATCCAGAACGATGCAATCGAGGTTCTCGGATTTGGCCCGAACACCTGACCGTTGTTGTCGACACCCTGGCCATCCTTCACCCACGTGCCGCGAGCATTCATCTCCTCGCGATCGTCGGTCAGCATCTCGTGAGCACAGAACGGGCATTTGAGCCGAACCGTCTCCGACACTTCCAAATTCGTTTGCCCCTCGCGCCGCTCGTACGTGAGCATCTCGAAGCGGCCCTCAAAGTAATTGCTGCACTTCACGCAAGGCCAGTACCAGCGGCGCCGATCGCCACGGTTGTAGAGAGCAAGGATGCCCTCGCACGGAGGAGCTTCGTGAGCGGTCTTCGCAATCCATTTCAGGTTTTCAACCATCTTCGACGGTGACGATTCCGCCAACGTCATCGCATACGAGCCGAAGGTCGTCGTTCGCTTCGAGGCCAAGTCATACGGATTGCCGTCGCCGTCCACGTCCATCGGCATGCGGTCGAAGTCAGTCATCACGATGCGACCGATCGGCTTGCCCGCCAGTTCAGTAGGCGTCGGCCACGAGATCGTGAGAAGCATCCCGTTGCGATACTGCTTGTCGAATTTATTATCGTAGTCAGCGCCCTTCAGCATCATCTTGCCGATCTCTTCACTGTGCCGGTGCAGACGATCGATACGACGAATCGAGAAGTCGCGGCCCGCCGTGTTGGTCGGGCACACGATCATCATGTCCATGGGCTCGACTTTCACGGCATATGCCACCGTGTTGATGATGAGCGAATCCGTCTTGCCGGACTGAGCTGGACCAACAAAAATCAGTCCGTTGTATGAGCGCGATGTGAAAGTATCCATTGGCTCAACCATCATCGGTGTGGTCGAGTTCAACCATTTACCGACGTACGCGCCAGGCTGATTGACGTAGCGATACTTTTCTGCAGCTTGCGAAACGCTCAACTCATCGGACGGCTGAAGCATCTCAGCCACCGACATGATCATTTCGCCAATGGATTTAAAGCTCATCGTCGTCATCGATCACAACAATCGGCTCCGATATTTTCTCGGTTGGAGGCTTCACTTGGAACTTCTCTTCGAGCCGTTTCAGCATGTTGACCTTTGCCCCTTTAACCAATTGCTTGATCACGTCACGTTGACGATCGGTAAGCTCCGTTGCCCGCTCGACACCATCGGTCAACAGGTCCAATTCCATCTTTAGAGACTTCACCATCTCACCCACTTGCTCGATGACCTTGGTCGTCGGCCACAAGTCGCCGGCCCGTAGTTCGAACTCCTGACGACTTCGCTGGCCTGCCCAGTATTCTTTGCTCAGTTGCTTCGGCAGTTGGTCATGATTCATCGTCATCATGGCCTTGCGCACTTGCTCTTCGCTGAGCTTGCCCATCTTCTCGGCGACGGCAGCGATCTCATAGATCGATGCGCCGTGACGCGTCCCCACGGGCTCGATGCCATACATGCGTTGCTTCAGCGTGCGATGGTCCGCCCTGAACAAAACACCTAGCTCTGAAAGGTTTGCGCCCTGGAAAAGAATTGCGCGACTTTCCGCATCCAGGTTGCGGCCCTCAGTTTTTAGCTTAGTTGCCATTGAGCTTCCAATCCAGGAATTGTTTTTGGCATCCGCATCCGCAGTTGCAAAGGAGAATCACTTTGTCAACGTGATAAACGGGTAGTTCCCGCGTCTGGTTGCGGTAGCCTGCATACGTGGCATAGGCGATGCCGAGAACCGTTGCTGCCCTGGCCGAATTCAAGCCAAGCTGGTTTTCGAAATCGATCAGGAACTGCGAAGCCATCGGACCTATGCATTGCATAAAAACCGAATGGTAGCAGGAACCAAAAAAAAGAGGCGCCGTGTGACGGGCGCCTCAAATCAAACATCAATCCCCCTTAGACCTCTCCACAAGGCCACAGGAACCTGCATTTTACAACTCATCCGAGGTATCGACTAACAATTTTTGCTTCCTATATGCAGCAATCAGCCTGCGTAATTTGGCGAACATCTTCGCTTGGGCGTCTTCCTTCCCCTTGATGGTCTTCGCAACAAGCTCATCCAGGGTGCCAACGGCCGTTAGCATATAAACAACAACCGGATGTTTTTGTCCCTGCCGAGCAATACGTCCGACCAATTGCATGAACCGTTCAAGCGAATGGAACAAATCAAACAACACCATGATGTGCCCGCCTAACTGCAGGTTCAGTCCGTGCCCGCCTGACTGGGGATGCATCAGCAACAGCGGAATCTTCCGCTTGTTCCACGCTGCCACGCACTTGCCTTCCTTGTCCATTACAACAGCCTGCGGGAACGCTTTCTTCAGCCGATCCAGCGACGATCGCCAGTGGTAGGCAACGATGATCGGCTCCCCTTGCGCCTCTTCGATCAACTCTCGAAGCTCTTCGATTTTCTGATCATGTAAATGGTGAACCTTCTTCACCTTGCGCATGTCATCCGTCTCGATGTCCTCTTCGAGATACGTCTCATAGAGCACACCCGAGGCCATTTGCAACAGCTTGGCTGAGAGAGCCGCAGCGGTCTTTGCTTCCACTTCGCTGCCATCGGGCAGGGTGACTATGAACTCACGCTGCATCTCCTCGTAGAGAGCCATCTCACGCTCGCCAAGTACTACCGGCCTGTGGATGATCGTCGGCTTTTCGCGAGGTAGGTACTGATCGGCTTTCATGACCAACGTAACGTCGGCAATCTTGGCCAGGATTTCATCATCAGCATCGGGACGTAGATCGTATTTGCGGGTGTACTTGTTTTTATTGAAGTACTTCAGGAAAAAGCGAGTGCTCGTTTCACCGAACCGCTTGCCACGATCCAGCAGAAACGTGATTGACCAAAACGCCGTGTAGCCCTCAGCTGCAGGCGTGGCCGTCAAGGCATGCAGACGCGTGATGTAGCCCTCATACTTGCGCACCTTGGCCAGGGCCTTGAATCGCTCGCTTTGCCAGTCCTTGAAGCCGCTGGCTTCGTCAATGAAGACTGTCCGGTATGGCCACCTGTGCTGATGAAGCTCCACGAGCCACACAAGCCAATCGTTGCTCACAATGTGCACGGTCGCAGGATCACGGGCCTGGATAGCTCGAATGCGATTCTTCTCCTGCGTCTCAGCCCTGCCGCGAACGCCCTGCGCCTCCGCGCCGCTCATGCCATTCAATCGAGCTTCCGCAGCTGCAGCCTTGCCCGCCGCAATCACGCTCGGATGATCATCGGAAACGTTGATCAGCTGATGGTTCAAATGTGCGATGTGGGACCACTCGCGTTTCTCATTCGGCCACGTCTGCGTTGCGACCCGCTTCGGCCCGACGATGAGAATCTTGCCCTCGTGGTACTCGTCAATCAGGTCCGCGATGAGGGTCCAGCTGCAGATTGATTTGCCGAGCCCCATGTCCATCAGCAAGAGGCTGAAGGGGTTCTCTTTCAGGAACGGAATCGCGATATCGGTTTGATAGTCATGCAAGTCGGCTCGTGTGTGAATCACATCCGTGAACTTGGCACGGACCCATTGCATCAGACTCATCGCATGTACGCCATGAACTCTTCCACGTTGTCAGTCCACTTCACGATAATGCCGTGCTCGCGCATTTCTCTATGCCTGGCCAATTGCTGCAGCGTTGGCTCCGAGCCTTTGCGCTTGAACTCCCAAAACACGATCACACCGCTTCGAGCAAAGAAGCGATCGGGCCATCCACGGGATGTTTGACTCACGAGCTTTTGGCATAACCATCCGCGCTTCTCGGCGAACTCGACGCAAGGCAACTCGACATCGGGAATCTCAAGCTCAACACGTTCGTACAGCAAGGCAGCTTTCCTCATAGTTCTTCGTCCTTTCGACACTTGGCGCAATATCTCGCGTCTTCAGGTTTCGAAGCGAACTCTACCCACATGTCGCGGCGTTGCTTCCGCTTCATCCCACATCGAGCGATGCCAGTGCTGGCGTCGACACGGTGAACTGTTTTCTGATCCTCTAGGCGTCCGTAGAACATCCCTGTGCGTCCGATGAGCGAAGGGTCCGGTGACTCCATGCCAACGTCGTCCAGGATCGCGTACGCCTCACGCTCGTACCACTCGTAGTCGATGTTGCGGGGCAACTCATCAGGCAGGCGCATGCACGGCTGCGCCCCCTTGCTGCGGGGCACTTTGTTGCCGGTTTCTTTGTACGTCAGTGTCCCGTGCACGTCATCGGCGTAGTAATAGCGCGGCACCTTGGCCACCAACTCGCCTTCGAACATCGCGCCGCCCTTGACCTTGCGAACGCTCACGAATTTGCGAATGTCCTGGCACTCGCGAATCGTCGACTCCACCGGCGTGCCGTCCTTCAGGAAAGCAATCACAGCGTCATAACAAATCTCAACCATCGGCGTTTTCTTGAGCCCGAATGCTGCAGGGATGCCGCGACCTGACGGAGCAAACAACCCCTTGCGCTTGGCTTCGAGTCCGCCGTTGCCATCGTGCTTGAACGCCACGTAGTTATTCACGTTCTGTGCATGCAGCGATCGATACCGAACTTCCTCAGTGATCAGTCCTGTCTCATTTTCCCAGTCGAAGACCACGCAACAGAACATCCCGTATTCGGCGCGAGGAACGCGGGTAACGAAGCCATCGGTGTTCGCACTGATGACTTCCCAACCGTGCAGCACCACGTCTTCGATCAGCATCAGGATATCCAGTTGGCCGCTGACGGTTGTCTGAATCATCATCGGCGGCGAGTAGACAATCGAAAAAGGCGAGCCAGTCTTACCAAATATTCCATTGGTCGCGATCTTTCCTGACTCGGCTTCATCCTTGCGACCGGCGATCTTCGCTGCATCACGTTCGTCCTTGATACGCGTGTACTCAACCGTGAAGTGCCCGCGCATGTTGGCAGGCTCGCGCCCACTCGTGATGATCAGACTCGGGTAGTAGCCACGCACATCACGATCGACAATGATGTACTCATCGTCCTCGTAGACACTGACGCTCTTCTCTTGAGAATGCAGTCCACCGATGCCCATCTTGTAGACGTTGTTCCCAAGATGAATCTCGGCGCCGCCTTCGAGATGCTCCTCATCCGTCTCTTCGTCCTTCTTCTTCGCACCGAAGATTTCCGGCAGTTGCACGTAGCCATCACGCTTGACAATGAACGGTGCTCGAAGCAAGCGGCTCAACATCTCCTGCATCGCAGGCGTCTGGAATTTGATGTATGCCGGCGCCTCGAAGTGGAACGCACCCGGTTGGATGTCCGGCTTGTAGATGCGCTTGCCGCCCATGCGCTTCTCGACGCGAGCCCGCATGATCGCTTCACCGATCTGTGCATCCGACTTGCTGCGGCAGTCCACGCCGATCCTGGCACTGATCTTTGCTCGAATGGCCACCTGAGGCTGCAACTCGGTCGCGAGGTCGTCGGTCACTTCGAGGTCGTTGTCCAGATAGGCAAGAACCTCTTCGATTTCATCGTCTTCGAGCCACGTGTCAGGGGTGTACGGCAACTCCTGCATGTGTCGCGAGTGCATCATGCCGGCGTACTTCTTCAGGCTCGCACGCTGCGCAGCTGAAGGTGCTACTTCCATCAGGTCGATGTGATCGATCCAGTCGGGCACGCGGATGTTGTACGAGTCATAGAACTCCCAATACTTCATCCCGCCGATGATGATTCGGTCGTTGGCTGTCTTCAACTCCTCGCACGTCGCGCCCTGCATCGCGAGCATGATCATCGGCAAGTCGTAGTTGATGCCGTTGAAGGTATAGAAGCGGTGATAGCGCAGGATCGTCGAGATGCGCGGCCGATCAAGCTCTTCACCCACGCGCATAGCGACCTTGACGACCTTGCGAGTCTCTAGAGATCGAAACCCGATAGCCCACAGGTTCCGGTAGCACTCCGAATCACAAACCGCCTGAGGCCGCGTGGCTAGATAGTCGATTGGCATTTTCAGTTGAACCCATCAGACGCAAATGAAAATGCCCTGGCCCCGCGAGGCCAAGGCAAGCTCTCATGCCGGCGATTTACATTTCGTCGTCGTCGTCGATGCCGTTCGATGCACCTTCGGTTTCAGGCAGGTTGTCCCATGCGTCGCTGTCGTCCACGGTGCCGCCGCCAAACGCCTTGTCGTCCTTCCAATGGATCACCGACACCATGCCGGCGCTCACGCGCTTGGGATAGGTCTTGGTCTTGCCCTTCACGTTGCCGTCGAAGAACCACGGACGCACCAGGACGTGCCCCCAACATCCCGAGAAAAACACGCGGTCGATCTCGGCAGATTCCACCAGGATTTCACCGCGGCCGTTGCGGGCCTTCGGTCGATTCTTTTGCTCGCGCATGGAGATAAGCCAGTGGCCCGCCGCGATCTCGTCTTTCTTCCCGGTCTTTTGGATGATCTTTTGGTCACCGTCCGACATGCACCACTTGTCCATGGGCACCTGGAATTTGTTCTTGGCGCAAATCGCCTGAATGCATTCCTTCATCGCGTTCTTGGCCGCAAGGTGCGTTGCCTTGGGCAGCATGGCCGTCAATTGCCACGAGTAGGTTTTCTCGCCGGCTTCATTCGTTTCCTCTCGTTTCTCGCCAAGGTTGGCAAAGCTGAATCGCACCTTGTCGATGCGAAGCACGGGATTGCCCTCGCGATCGTTGAAGATGACGAAGTGTTCACCGCGTTTGATTTCAGTCAGGTCGGACATGGTTAAAAGGTTCCTTCAGGTACAGGGTTAAAGGTCATCGGTTTCACAGTTTTCATCGAGCAAGTCCGCAAAGGCGATCTCACTCACATCCACGATGGCGGGGCGCCGATCAGACGCATCCACCAACGTCGCCTTCCCCGGTGGCTTGTAGACCAACGGTTTCAGGATCTTCTCGATATCCGCAGCTGCGTGAACACCGTGCTTGCGCAACAGGCGTTCAACTTCAGCGGGACTCTCGATTGTTTCTTTCACAAGCTCCTCACGCTCGATGCCGTACGCGTCAAGCGCTTTAACGGCACGCTCAATATGGGTGAACTGTCTATGTGTTCGGCCCTCCACGAGCTTCTTTCCAGGCACAACTATTCCGTTGATGGCTCGCCGTGTCAATTCGTTGTGCAGCGCCTTCCACCAGCGCTCCACCATGGGCCTGAACTTCAGCATGAAAGCCATGTTCTCGACGCTGATGCGGTGCGGCTCCATGTACTTCGTGAAGATGCCGTCGTCCAGGCGTTGCTTCAGCGCTTCTTCCCGCTCCGGTGCGATCGGTTGGAACAGGTCTGCGAACGCCGCAGTAACGATGTCCTCTTGCATTTGGATGTTCGCAGCGCAATCGGTCTTCACGCGGCAGAACAGGCATTGCTTCGACCCTGCGGTGCGTGGCGCATCGAGGCGCCAGGCCAAGTGCGCTCGCACCCTCGCGTACTCAGCCCATTCCAGTAGGAACTCACGCGTGATCGTCCACGTCTCGAAGATATCCATTCGAGGCTGAACGATGCGGATGTTGATCTCCTGGAAGTCGTAGAGCCAATCGAACTCATAGAAAAACCCAAGCGCATAGAGAAGCGCCTGAGTGTTGTTCTCGGCATGCACGGCATGACCCTTGCCGTACTTGAAATCGGTGATCGTCAGCTTTTGCCACGAGCATGCAGCATGGTCCGCCGTGCCGCCCTGGTTGGGTATCGGCGTGATCGCGTCGTAGTAGACCTTCGTCTCGATGTAATGCTCACCGGGTATCCAGTCGCACGCATCGACGTACATCTGACAGTAGTCGAGCATCGTGTCAGTGATCTCGATGACGTGCCATTCGTCGCCGTTCTTGACGCGTTGCCTCGTGCCCACCAGTTGCTTCGGTTTCTTGTCGGTGCGCAGCCAGAGTTCGCAGACGCCATGGGCCACGGTGCCCTCAGCGGCATCAACCCCTGAATCATCTTTCGCGAGTATGTTCGCGATGAGTCCGCCTGAACAATTCAGCCACAGCGGCGAGCCCGATGCCGAGAAGATGCTGTGAGCACCATTCTTCAGCGACTCCGCAAGGGCAGAAAGGTTCAGACGGTGCTCGGTCATTACATGTCGCTGTCGCCGCCGCCGTTGCCCGCTTCGGCTTCGGTGATCGCCGCTTCGAGGGCAGCGCACAACGCGTCGATGTTCGCGTCCGCGACTTCCTTCAGTTTCGCCGCCTTACCTGTTGCCGCGATGATGGCCTGCGTCTTTTCCTTGCCGCCGTTCGCGTCGCCGATCGTCTCGCGGTACTTGACGGCCAAGGCTGACATCTCCTCGCGGGTCCTGGTCGGCTTGACCACGGTCGCCGCAGGTTTGACTGCCGCCGTGGTTGTCTTCGTTGCTGCAGCACCAGCGGGCTTGCCGCCACCTAACAGGAGTGCTGCGGTGTTGGCTTCGACGGCCTTTGTCAGCGCCAGGACGCTATCTTCTAGAGACATTTGATTTTCCTTATCGGCCGGGTTTTGATCAGGTCGCCCGATGGCCAGTCGGTCGACCTGTTTGATTCGTTCCTTGAGGTTCTCAAGGAACCACTCCTGTTCGCTCTCATCGAGTTCAGCAAACATGCGTTTGATGCGATCGGCAACGTTGTGATGACCTTCGTAGTGAGCCTTAGCCAGGTTGAACGTGCTGATGAGCCCTTCACGCTGCCAACGACTATCACAGGCCGCGATGCGCTTTTGCAGCGCCTTCGCCTGCGGCGTTTCCTCGAAGGACTTCATCAATCGATCGGCTTGTCCACGTAGGGACCGAGATATGGAGGGGTCCAGCCTGCAGGCTTCATGATCTTGCCGTTGGCGTCATGCGTGGCAACACCACCGGGGCACTTCCTCGCATTGGCTTTGAGCACTGTGCTGATTGCGCCGAGCCACATCGGGGTTTGGTACATGATCGCCCCGAGGCTGACAACGGCAACATCGATGCTGCCATCGAGAAGTTTTTCACGGTTTCCACGCAGAACTGAACCGTGATGCTGATCAGCCTTGAATTCCTTGCCCCACGAATCCATCGTGGCTGCAAAGATTTCGATCCGAGCACGATCGGCGTGGGTAACGCAACCCTCCGAGATGGCTTCGAGAGTTTCCGCAAGCTCTTCGAGCATCATGCCGACGTAGAAGCCGACACGGTTGGCATCGAAGTGGCCCGGTTTGACCAATGCCGCTCGCATGTTGAACTCGAAAACGCTCAAGACAAGCTCATTGCCTTCGGTGGGGATGTCGTTCAGCGTCACCCTGCCATGACTGTCCTGGTCTTGGACATGCTTTGTAGTCATTTCGTATTCCTTCGTGGAGATTGAGGGATTGAAAGCGAGCCGCCAGTATAGACGACTTGTTTACGTCGTCAACTATCTTTTTCGCGGTGTTTCCTACTGTTTTTGACTTGCCGATGGTCCGAAGCATAGAATCCCGAGCTATCAACCCCTCCCACACCACAAGGACAAGCCATGATATTCCCGCGATGGGTCAACAAACCCGGTACAACAAAGCAAGAGAAAGCTTCTAACCGGTTGCGATATCTGATCCTGCGCCTCGCGATCGACCTGGACAAGGATGCCACGTTGATGAAGGTCGCGGAGAAGGTGGGATTCTCCCACTCATACATCAGTTTTCATATCACCAAGGGGTACTTTTCTGCATCCCTGGCCACGGCTTTCGAAGATACCTTCGGTCGCGAGCTTTGTCCTAACGAGTGGTTGCGTAATCCGCTCCTCATACCAGTCACGAAGTGACGACACGTCCGAATTCATCGGACGAATCCAAGCGTATCGACTTCCTGGCACTCCACGGTGCCAAGTTGCTCGACAACGGCTATAGCATCGTACCGATCAGGCAGGGCGGCAAATCCCCCGACTTCGAGGGATGGGCGAAGGCGAAAGCCTCCAAGGAACAGTTGCGTGAGTGGCTCGACGGCGGGCACCGCAATGCAGGCGTGGGTATCCTGACCAAATACACCCCGGCCGTAGACCTTGATATCCGCGACCCCGACGTTGCGGCCCTCATGGTGACCTACGTGAAGGAGAAAATGGGCGGCACGCTCATGCGCATCGGGCAAGCTCCCAAAGCGCTCTTCTTCTTCAGAACGGATGTCCCCTTCAGGAAACGCCGAACCACCGAACGCGAGGACGACTGGGGCTTGAAAAACCAGATCGAGGTCCTTGGTGAAGGTCAGCAAGCGGTGGCCTACCACCGGCATCCAGAGACGGGCAGGCCCTACACCTGGCCCGACTACGAAGAGAACCCCCTCGAAGTACGCCAGGCCGATCTCCCGACGATCACGCAAGAGATGATCGATGGGCTCTTTGCCTACTTCGAGGAGGTTTGCGACGGGCTCGGATGGGATATCAAGAAAGCTGCCAGGGGTAGTGCCAAGGCGATCAACCAGGACAACCCGTTTCTGGAAGACACCACGCCGGTCGACATGCCCGATGGTGAAATCTTCAACCAGCTGATGCTCGTTCCCGGCGCCGACGACTATGACGTGTGGTCGCAAATCGGCATGTGCCTCTATCACCAGTGGGACGGTGCCGAGATCGGCAAGCAGTATTGGCACGAGTGGTCGGAGACGGCCGACAACTACGACCGGGAGGCTCTAGAAGACAAATGGAACAGCTTTTCCATCGATGGCAAGCTCCGGGCGCCAATCACCGTCCGATCGATCCTGAAATGGGCCGCTGAGGCTGTAGAGCGCACACGGCTCGAAGAGGGCAATCGTCTGCGCACCATGTTCGCAGCGGCACACGACATGGCGTCGTGGGACAAGGCACGAAAGGAAACTCAACATGCTGAAATCGACACCATCACGCGAGACGGCCTTGCTGCGATCGCGAAGGAAAGGCGGGACGCGATTACTGGTATCCGATCTTCGATCCAGACCATCCGTAAAGCGCTTGCTTTTGTCTATATCGCTCCGAAGGGTGACAAGATTCCGGGATGGGTTCGGCCCTACGTCTACGACATAAGCGACGATCGGTTCTTCGACACGGAAAGGAAGTACTCGGCGACCAAGCAAGGCTTCGATGCGATGCACGATCGCGAGGCGATGACGAAGAAGGACATCGTTGACGGTCGGAGTTCGCCATCGGATAACGCTTCCACGCTGGCGCTCAACTTCTTCAGGATCAGGGCAGTCCAGGGGCGACGCTACGAGCCAGGGCAGGACGAAATCTTCACGAACCTCGAAGGTACGTTCGCCAACAGCTACACCGAAAAGGAAATCCCGGCACTGCCCGAGCATCGGATACCAAGGGATGTCAAGAACGTCCAGAGGGTGAAGGATCACATCGCCCACTTGCTACCGCACGAGCACGAGCAACGCATGTTCATTGACTGGCTCTCGTGGGTTGTTCAGAACCCCGGCAAGCACATGAACTATGCGATCCTGCTTCAAGGGGTCGAAGGTGACGGGAAGAGCTTCTTCGGGTCATTGATGCAGGCTGTAATGGGCATCTCCAACGTGACCATGTTGAACGCCCACATCTTCGAGTCAGACTTCACGGATTGGACAGTCGGTCAATGCCTGTCATGCGTCGAAGAGGTTCGCTTGATCAAGGTACACAACAAGTACGAAGTCTTGAACCGCATCAAACCCTTCGTCACCAACGACACCATCGAGGTACACCCCAAGGGAAAGCCAATTCACAATGCCAAGAACACCACGAGCTATCTACTGTTCTCGAATCACAAGGACGCCTTGCCATTGGATGATGATGGCCGGCGCTACCTGGTGCTTTTCAGCCAATGGCAAAGGCGGGTCGAGATTCGTGCCTTCAAGGATGCACACCCCCGCTATTACACCTTGCTGTATCAAACCTTCATCGAGTCACCGGGTGCCTTGCGTCAATGGTTGCTTGATCACCAGCAAGCGGCCAACTTCGATCCGACCGGCGATGCTCCTCAAACCAAGGCTCGCAAATTCATGATTCGCCAAGCGAAGCCTGAGTTCATTCAGGAGTTGGATCAGGTGATCAGGGAAGACGAAACGCTATGCGCCTCAGAAGAGTTGGTCGACGTGACTGCGCTTGCTGAAGTGTTCATGGCCAGGGGCTTTGATTGGCCGGCGCCGAAGACGCTTGGAACAATGATGACCAGGGATGGATATGAGGAGTTAGGAAAGGTAATGATCAATGGAACTCGTGACAGTTACTACTCCAAAAGCCCCCATTTGTTCCGCAAAACCTCTGGTGATGACGACGTGACAAATGCCTCGTTAATACGCGAATATTTAAGCGAACGTTCTGCCAAGATTGACGATGACCTTTAGCTCGGGTCCGACCACTTGACCACTTGCCACCTTCGGGTGGCTTTTTTCTGCCCCGTCCGTTCTTATTGTCCTGATAAGTCAGCTTTGTCTTGATATTTACTAGATTGACTACGCACGTGCGGAAAAAAACAACTTACAAAAAAATCCTGACGAACCCGATATGTCCGTTTTTCAGGACAAAGCTGACTTATCAGGACAATAAGAACGGACTGCCATCTCTAGAGAAGTCGGCCATCTCTAGAGTTAATTCGACCCCGACCTGGTGCCCTGGTCATCTCTAGAGAATAAAGCGCTATGTTTGACAGGATATGGCGAGCGCTATGTTTGGCAGGATATGGCGACCTCGAGATTTGTTCGAACATATCGACGGGTTGAGCGCTATGTTTTGCCGGATATAACGGGGCAGCCTGACAGCTTTCATGACTTTTCGCCAACCGGGGCTCTGCGCCCT